TGCTGTTCGTTCGCAAATGAACGCCAGGCTACGGGAGCGTCGAAACCGAGATTAGCGGCCGGATATCCTGCGAGCGCACTGTTGGAATTCCATTCCAGCACCGGCGTCGGGGTTACGATGAGGGCAGGGGCGTGCGTGATGGCAACCGGCGACGTGTTGCGATCCGCGGCGGGCAAAGTGCGAAACGCGGCCGTCGGCGACCAAGGCCCTTCGACGCCGTTATCCACCACGCGGGCTTGGGCGTAATACGTCGTGTCCGCATTGAAACGCTGGAACGTCGTTTGGGCGAGCGGCTGGTTTCTGATGATGGGGCAGACGCAATTCTCCCAAGTCGGGAAAATTGAAAATTGAATATCGATGGACTGCCCCGGTTCCGGGTCGGCATAAGTGGCGCGGATCGAGGTCGCCGTTACGTTATCAATTACGAGGTCCATCGAGCGCTCCTATCGCAGCGCGGGCCGTCTATTCGATGACCTCGACACTGTATCTATCGCCGCCCGCCTCATAGACCCAAGCGCGCGTCCTCGCCACCTTGTCGAGCGAACGCTTCTCATCGAGGATGCGAAAAGCCGGCACCTGGGGGGCAAGAGGAACAGTCGAGCCAAAACCGAAATCTTCGTTGATTTCGATACCTTCGTGCAACGCGCTGATCTGCGAGAGCAAATCGAAGCGTTCGTTAAGCACGAGTTGGGCATCTGCCGGATTGTCGAAAAACATTTCGAGCTCACCGGTGGCATCATCCCGCGCGTCGGGGTGATTGTCTCGGATGGCGAGATCCTCACGAGTGAGGGCAACGCCGTCCGAGGTGAATTTTGCAATGTCGGCAGGCGTGGCCGTCATTATTCAGGCGCCGGTTCCGCAGTCGGTTCGGCTGCGGCAGGTGCCGCTTCCGGGTCCATAAAGCGATCAATCGGTTTGGGATCGTCGGCAGCGTCGGGCCAGCTGGTCCCAGCCGGTGCCGAAAAGCCGCGCATCCGGTTCATCGCCTGGTTAATCTTCTGGCCCCGGTCCTGCATCCCATGAAATCCGTTGACCGCTGCGAATTGCGCCATCTGCCCGAGAAGGTCGCGCCCCTCGTTCGAAAGCTCGCCTTTGACGGCGTAAAGCGCTTCGGTCGTGTTCACCAGCCGGTCGACCGGTGAGGGATGGTTGGAGGACTCGAGCAGGTGATCGATAGTGTGCTGGGGCAACGCCGATGCATGGTTCATCATAAACTTCTGCAAATTCGAAAATATCTGCGCGAAAGATTCAACGGGCGGAATCATAGTGCTCTCCTGTGTTCGCCTGGCCTTATATCAATGCCACTGGCGCGCGGATAGCCGCAGCTATGCGCTTAGAAAACTGCGTGTTGGATCGGTGTTCGCGTTTGGGCCGACCGATACGATGGCGCGAAAGTCGATCGCCATGCTGGACGTGCTCGAATTGGTATATGTCTGCACCGCGTCGGCTACGCCCGGCTCACCGGATGCGTAATTTGTAGTCGCAGGATCTCCGAGGTTCACCCAGCCTGCACCGCTATTGTATTGCAGCTGCACCGATGCCGTCCCATTTTGGCTCGCTGTCACGTAGATCGATGCTGTGACGGTATGGCCAGTGTTTCCCGCGACGGCGCGGGTGATGGCCTGGCTGTTGCCGGGCGCAATTTTTATTGTCGACGATGCTCGAGCGTTCGCGAGTTGTTGCGCGGCGTCGCTGTCTAGGTCGATCAGATTATTTGCTGTAGCGCCTTTCCCTTGACCAGCAATCGAGGACGCTACGCCTACCGACGTGATAACCAGCGTTTCGCTCACGATCGTCGTGCCGTCCGCGCGAGTTATCGTGGTTGTGTTGAGCGTGACGCTATTCAGGGTTGCGAGCGCGGCCTGACCCTGAAACGCCGCCGCAGTTCGGTTTTCCGTTTTGTTGGCGTTCACCTCACCCGGGCGCAGCCCTTCGCCACTGTTTCCGTCATCATAAAGCATGTAGGCCATTTTCGGGCGAACATTTGCCGTACCTCCGTTCGCGCCGGAGTCTATGAACATTGCGGGCAGATCATTAAGGTCGCTAAAAAAGTTGGCCGCATTTTTCGTCGCCAGAGCACCTTGTCCGAACACCGACGCCGCAGTTGCGTTTTGCGTGCGGTTGGCCCCTTCGGTTTCAGGAAAATACGTGTCGAGGTTCTTGTTACCGCTATTGTCGAAAACCTCGCCAGATTTCAGATAGCCAGCAGGGAAGAAGGCCGTATTCTGCAAAGCACGCGGGCGGGTCGATTCCACAACATCGCTCCACGATCCTGACGTGGCTATAGCCTTCTGCCCCGTTATGGCCGACGCAATGCCTTGCGAGGTTTTGAAATTGGCGAGCGTGGCGCTAGATCCGCCCGCAGCTTCCAAAAGATGCGGCGATCCGAAGACTAGGTTAGGAAGCGTCGCGAGAATGTCGAAGCCCGATAGAAGCGGAGAACCGTATGCGGCTTGATTGATAGTGGCGAACGCACCCTGCCCCGAGATCGAGGATGCGATACCTTCCGAAGTCTTAAAATTCGGAAGTGTGGCCTGCGCACCGCCGCTCGTTTCTCGCACAAACGTCGATCCGAAATAAACATCGGAGCGAGGGGCCAGCTCGCCGAACCCGGTTAGCAACGCCGATCCGTAGGCTGCGCTCGATACTGTTGCGAAAGTTCCTTGGCCAGCGATGCTCGAAGCGACGCCGAGCGAGGTTTTGAAGTTTTCGAGCGTAACGACACTACCCCCGTCAGTCTCGCGCACCAGGGTCGATCCGAAATAGACGCTTTCCAACGTGGCTAACCCGCCTTGGCCGGTAAAAGCCGCCGCAACGCGGTTCTCGGTAATGTTCGCGCCGAATTCGCCGGGCCTTAGATTTTCCCCGGTCAGCCCATTATCGTAATTGAAATACGCAAGTCGGGGGCGAACATTGGGTGTTCCGGCGTTAGTTGCGCCATCAATAAAAAGCGAAGGGATGCCAGAAAGATCGCCGAAAAAGTCGGCGGCGCTCTTGGATGCCAACGCTCCCTGACCTTGGAAACCCGACGCGATCCCAAGTGCGGTTTTGAATGCATCGATGGTCGCGCCTACCCCTCCAGGCTGCTCGAGCAAGTAGGGCGAACCGAACGCGAGGTTCGGAAGCGTGGCGAGGATATTGAAGCCCGAAAGAAGCGGCGAGCCGTAAGCCAGATCGGAGATCGTGGCGAACGGTCCTTGGCCAAAGAAACCAGCCGAAACATTGCCGGCCGTTGTGTCGGCACCAAGCTCTGCCGGTTTAAGGTTCTCGATCGGTGTGCCGTCGCCATAAACCAGATCGCTCGCTGTCGCGGGCGGCGTCAGGCTTTGCCAATATGCGTTCGCACTGCCGGTCCCGGTGTACGGCGGCGGCGCATTACCAGCCGTCGCGTCATCGGCGATATAGAGCCAGCTGCTCTTGTCGGACAGCCAGACGTAATTTCCGGTGCGATAGGTCGTGGTCGGATTATATAGCCCGCGATCAATGATATCGTCTGCGTAATTCACCTGGTCGAAGGTCAGCGTATTCGCCGGGCGCGCGGCGCGAGCGCGGAGCTTCCAAACCGGCGACACCGGCGCAGCGCTCGACCAGCCGATGACGCGAGGGAGCTGCGAGCCGCTGCGATCGAGCGTAGCGACAGGAGCGCCGCGCGTGCCGCGCGTGACCGTGATGAGACCTTGCGGAGTGACGATCGGCGTCGCGTTACCGCTCGCGGCCAATGCCTCAATCACCGCCTTGCAATCGCGCTGATCCTTGACCCACAGGCTGACAGGGTAGGGCAAGGTGGCATCGAGCGCGTCGAAAGCAGCCTTGTCGATTTTCGCGGCTGGGACGCTCCGGTGGGCCGTCAGAACGCGACGCATGAGAATTCCGAGGCGATCGGCGCCAAACTGTGCGTTGACGCCTATTGGCTTCACAGGCGGCGCTCCCAGCCCCACCAACCCCTCGGCGAAGCAGGTGCCCCATCTGCCAGGCGCAATGCTTTTGTCATCGATCGCTGCAGCCAAAGCGGCGTAGCTCGGATAATCCGCCACCACCGCGCCCATATCGCTCGCTCCTTCCATCAGGCGCGTAATCGCGATCGTGTTGTTGTAGCCGTCGATTGCGCCGATCCAGCGCGTTTTATCGAACCAAACCGGTTCGATGTTCTCTTTCGCGCCGAACCCGGCCGGCCAGAGCGTGCCGCGCATTTCGGGTTCGCCCTCAATCCCGCCGCCACCGCTGAATTCGCGCGTTAGTAGCGGACCCTCCATCAGCGATATCGAGACCGTGCATGTCAGCGATATTGTCATCCCGTCGAGGTCGAGGCGTTGCGCCGTGACCTCACCGGTGAATTCGACAAAGCGTTTCGACCACGCCAGCTCATTGCAGGACCATAGTGTGATCGGTGCGCCGATCCATTTCAGGGCTGTCGGTGCAACCGATGTGCCGAGATTGTCGAGGCCAATTTTGATCGTCATGCGCCCGGCCTGCACCTTGCCGTCGAGGTCGATCGACATGAGCTCGACGGTAATTTGTGGCCGCTCGAGAATGGCAGGCGTCCACGGCTGGCCGTCCATGCCGTAGATTTCGGCGTTGGGCCCGTTGGCGATGCGAATAGGAACGCGGCTCGACGTGTCGAGGCGCCAAGGTTCGATAAGAGAGAGGAGCGGTTTCATGGCCGCAGTCATACCGGAGGACCGCGGCCATGCCCATACGGGTCAGAACACGTTGCGTTCTTGGATCATTCCGCCGCGCGCACCCTCGTTGATCGAAAAACCGGGCAGGGCCCCGATCGAGCTGCCTTGGCCTGCACCACCACCGGTCAGGCCGTCGCGGATCTGGCCGAGCAAATCCGCCAGGATATCGGTCTGATTATCGATCGAATTCCCGACGCCCTTATACTGATCGAGCAGCGCTTTGACCGTGCTGTCGGTTTCGAACGGCGATGCCGGCAAGGTGCTGTTGCCAGCCGCATCGGTGCCGCCCGCCGTCGCATTGTCGCGCGCCTTGCCGAGCAGCTCGTAGAGCATATCGAAATCAGAGAAGAAGCTCTGGTTCGATCCATTGAGGTTCCGGCTCGCGTCCTGAAAATTCTGCGCCGCCGACACGAGTTTATTCTGGTCGACCACCTTGCCCGAATTCACCTCGGCGGCGAGCTCCTGCAAAGTGTCCTGCGCATTCTCGTAGACCGTGCGCTTGTTGAGCGGCGAGCTGCTTGAGCTCGTCATGCTCTCCATGAAATCGGAGATTGCGCTCACCGCGTTCTGCGTCGCGGATTCGATCGCATCGGCACGCTCGAGGTCGTAGAGCTGCGCAGCCTCGGCGAATTGCTCCGCCGTGGCGCCGCCTTCCTTGAGATAGCTGATGAGCTTCGAGAATTCGCTGTTGAGCTCTTGCACGGCGTATCGAACCGGATCGGTCTTGGCGAGCAACCGCTTGGGAATGCTCTCGATCGCCACCACCTTCTCGATCGCTTTCTGCAAGTCTTTCCCCGATCGCAGGATGCGTTGCGAGGCCTGGCTGATGCCCATTATGGCACCATCGCCCACCGCATCGGCGACGGCCGCCGCGATCGCCGCCTCGGCATCTTCGCCGAAGTCCTGCAGCCCGATCGCCGAGCTGCCTTTGAAATTGAGCTTGTTGCCTGCATATCCCGTGGTCGAGACGCGGTAATTACCCTTGTATTGGCCGATCGAGGTCCGGAACGATCCGACGGTTCCGCCTACCGCGTCAGCGATTTGAGCGAGCTGCGACAGAACGGAGTCGCCCAGGCCGCCAGCCGTCTTGCGATAATCACCATCGTTGCCCGCCACGCTCACGCCGTCGGGCCCGGTCAGCAGCGCGGTGCCGTACTTCTTTTTCTTGAGGAGGCCGCCGATCGTGCCGCCGATGAGCCCGCCGATGATTTGGCCGCCGGGGATGGGCAGGAAGCTTCCGATCGCACCACCGATCCCCGCACCGGTGCTTGATTGCTGGATGCCGAGCAGCCCGCCAACCGCGCCCGATGCAGCCATACCGACGCCCGCGCCCTCGAGCGCGTCGCCGAACGATTTCCCGATGCCTTTGAAAAACGTAGTGCCGAGCGCCTTGTCGAGGTTCTCTCCGACCGCTTCGCCGATCGCCTTGAATCCAACGTCGGCATTCGGCGTCGTCGTGCGCTGCGGAACGCTGGATTTCTTGGTCCGGCTGCCGCTCACCACGATTACCGGATTGCCGTTCTCATCCAGCTCGGCACCGGCACCAGATCCGCCGTTGGCGGTTCCGAACACCTCATCGAACGCCTTGTTGAAAGCTGAATTTCCGCTCTGGTCGTTCCCGCCCTGGATATCGCCAGCCGCGCCAAGCGCAGCGGCGCCCAGCTCACGGATCGCTTCGGCAGTCGTTCGGCTATCGGTCGATAGCGTTTCGAATTCGCTGCCGGTGTCCTTCGCGTGCTTGGCGAGGAATTCGTATGCCGCATCGACACCGGTTTTCTGGCCGCCGACCAGATCCTTGAGCTTCTGCTCCGCTCCGGCAAACAGCGTTTCAGTGATCCGGCGGGCGTAAATCTGCCGCACCTGGTTCGATAGGCCCTTGAAGAATTCCTTGCCGGCCGCCGGGCCTTTCTCCGGAAGGTCCATCAGGAATTGTTCGGTCAGCTCTTTCGTGCGCTGCACACTCGAAAGAATTGGCTCCATCAGCGCTTGGCGATCGGCCAGAAGGCCGTTGATCCGCTCCTGCTCCATCGCCTGATCCACGAGCGTCTCGAATTCGTCTTGCGACAGCGCGCCCATGCGATCCTGTATCGACAGGGCGCGCTCGAGCGCATCGGCCACAATGTCGTACCCCTGCAGGCGCAAGCTCGACACTTCGGCGAAGCGCTCCGCCTCATCAGCCGCGTCGCGGAGCGGCTGGCGCACGCCTTCCAGAATTCGCCGCTGATCCTCGGCGGCTTGCTCCGCGCTGTAGATCACAAGTTCCCCGTCGGTGTTCTCGATCAGGGAGTCGACCATGCCCCAGAGCTTATCGATTTGCTGCGCGGCTTTGGTCAGCGCCTTGGGCTGGTCGAGATACTCATCGAGGATGCCACGCCGTGTTTCGCCCTGTTTCTCGGCGAGCTTCTGCATTTCGCGGGTGTCGCGGATCATCTGCGCCACAGCCTTCGACGTATTCACCGCAGCGGCGTCGGTCGCCTCAATCTCTGCGTCGTACGTTTCGAGGAGCTTGATGCGCTCGGCGTAGAATGCGGCCTGGGTCAGCTGTGGCTTGCGCTGCTCTAGGTCGAGCAGGCCAGCCGCGAGGCGGGATTGCGCCAGCTCCTTGTTGTCGCGGATCTCTTGCCGTGCCGCCGCCGCCCTCTCACGAGCGCTTGCGGTGCGGGCCTTCGCCGCGGCGCGTGCACCCTCTACCTCCGCGTTGTAGGCTCGCTCGATTTCAGCGACGCGCGTGCGATACTCTTCGGCTTTCGCGCCAGGCACCTTGCCATTGGCAACGCCGAGCTCTTCGTTGAGCTGCCGCAGCGCTTCCTTCCGTCGAACGCCCGCGGCCTTAATCGCGCTGGTGCCGCTATCGAGAGCATCCGCAGCGGCTTGCGTGCGCAGGCTCGCGGCACTTACCGGCGCTTGAGGGTTGGCGCGCTCCTCGGCATTGCGGCGCTGCGCCTCCTGAATTTCCTTCTCGATTTCCTGCTGATCTTCGAGCGCCTCGCGCAGCGCATCATTCGTCAGCTGGTAGGCGATCGCGCTATTATCGAAGCCGGAACGGGTCGTGTCGGGACCGACCTTGAACAAGCCGAGGTCGAGCGGTCCCTTGAAAAGCTCCGGGCGCCGCTTGGCAAACTTCTGCAGCTCGCTATTGAGCTTGCCGACATTGGCAGTGCCCTTTTCGACCGCATCGGCCCACTTGAGCAGCGCATCACGATCCCCGCCGGGGCCCGCCATAAACGCGACCTGGCGAATACGGCCGGCATATTCCTCGCGGTTCTCGCCCGCCTTTTCCTTCGCTTCGGCCACGGCCTTGCGCCCCATGGCGCGCGCGATTTCGTAATAGCTCTGGGCGAGCTGGTGATTGGCGCCGGCCAGACCGATCGCTTTTTTCGCTGCATCCACCGTCTCGGCCGAGAACGATTCAAGCGTCCGCTCCGCCGCGCTGGTCTGCGATGCCATCGCGATGATCGCAGAGGTGGCGATGCCGATTGCGATGCCGAGCGGATTGACGGCGCTCCACGCATTACGCAGCGCGGTGCGGAAGATCCCCATGCGGCCCTCCGCTACGCGGGTGGCGCGGCTCAATCTGGTCTTTGCCACCTCTAGGCGTCGCTCTGCGGCGGCAAGAGAGTCTGCCGTCGCCACACCCTGCCGGTTCGCGTTGTTGAGCGCTTGCTGCGCCGCGACCTGTTCTCGCAAAGCCGCCTTGATTTGTGCGCTGTTTGCGGTGGGATCGGATCGCGTCCTGCGTGTATCACTCTCTGCGGCGCGACGGCGGCGCTCTAGAAGCGCAATTTCCTCGCGAAGCTCGGCTTGCTGCGCATTCATTCCGGCGATTGCGCGCTGGGTAAAGGCAACTTGAGCCTTCGATTCAGCGACACGGTTTTGCGCCATAGATCGCATTTGCTTATTGAGTTCGACGCTTCGCGCTATGCTTGCCTGCAAGCCTTGCGCAAAACCCGCCAGTTTGATCGAGGCAAACCCCACACCGACGCCCACCGCGCCAGCCGCCAGCACGTCCATTACGCTCGCCAGCGAGCCGAACAGCTGGCCGAGGCGGCTGGTCAAACCGATCGCCTCATCGAACCGGCCGATCATCAGTGTGAAGCTATTGCCGACTTCGGTAAGGCCCTGCCCCAAGGTTTTCGGCATCCGTTCGAACCGGGCGTCGACTTCGCGCGCTGAATTTTCGAGGGCTTGCACCACCACCTCGCCGGTGAGCTTGCCCTCTGCCGCGATTTCGCGAAGCGAGCCGATCGTGGTCGTTTCAAACCCTTCGATCTCGCGCGCGCCCTTGGCGATCATCTGGCCCAGCACGTTCGCGTTCTCGAGCACGGAGCGCAATTCTTCGCCGCCGAGCCGATCGGATGCGAGCGCCTGACCAAACTGATAGATGGCTGCGCCCTGGCTGGTCCGCTCACCACCCGACAGCACGGCAGACTTGATGACGGTTTCGGCGAGCTTGGCCGCCCGCTCTTGGCTGACATTGAGCTGGTCCGCGGCCTGGCTGATCTTCACATAGGTTTCGCCCACCGCAGCGAGTTCGCCGCGCGCCCGGCTCGCAATGCCGGCGATGTTGTTCATCGCACGGTTCACGTCCTCCTGCGTGTCGTAGGCACCGCGCAGGCGCGAGGTCAGCTGGCTATACTGATTGCCGACCGAGCCGATGACGAACAGCGATGACGCCACACCGGCGAGGCCCAGCCGAAACCCGGTCAGCTCGGTCAAAGCGGTCGAGAGAGCGGAGACACGGCCGGCCAAGGGACCGAGAGGCCCCTGGACGACATTGAGCGACGTAGAGACGGCAGAGAGGCCGCTGGCGAGCCGTCGGCTTTGCGCGTCGGCCTGCTTCATGGAAGTGCGCTGGCGATCGAAACCGCGCGACACAGTGCGCGTCGAGGCTTCGACTTTGCGGTTCACTTGCTCGATCGCGCGCATCGATGCCGCTTGGCGCGCAAGGCCCGCTGTGTTGCCGATCCCGGTCCCGCCGGTGCCACGGCCCCCGACAAGCCCAGATCCCGCACGGCTGGCCTTCTCCGCGGCGCGAGCGATGTTGTCGTAGCTCTTCGTCGCTATCTGCTCGTAGCGCCGCCACACCTGGTCGACGTTCGACGGCAATTCTGCGTTGATGTAGCTGGTGAAGGTCGAGGCTTTTATCACGTCGCCGGGCTCCTATCTGGCCCGAGTGCTTTACCCCATGCCGCAGCGATCGGCTAGGACGGCAAAAGCTGCTCCATTTCGTAGGCCAGCCGATCGGGCATAGTGCGCGCGACCTTGAACACCACCCGGTCCTTGTTGAAGCGCATCGCGCGTCGCGTGACTTTAATGAGCACGAACGCCACCACCTCTTTCGCCGGTACGCGGGTGCGGACCCGGCCCGGCCCGGCGCGCTTGGCCCGATGCGTTCGGGGATGCAGCGTCACTTTCCGGATCATCAGGAAGGCGAGGTTCGGTTTGACCTGGACGAATTGCAGCTGCCCGATGCGCGTCACCAGGCCGGATTTCTTGTAAAGCTCGGGCGTAATCTTCCGGCGATTGATGGTGCGCGGCACCGCGTTGGTCGGAAATGCCAGCCAGTTCCGCCGCCGGGCGCGGATCGTGGCGCCGCGGGTGTAGCTTTGCAGCGCTTGCCCGGCTCGGCTTTCGTCGCCGCCCTTCACGAATGTCGCGCCGTATGGCGTGCGGGGCTTCTGACCTTTGCGCTGCGAGCTGGTCTGGCCCACTGCTCCGGCCAGCCGGCCGAGGCCTACACCGGTGATCTTGGCTTTCAGCGCTGTGCGCGCGTCTTGGCTCGCGCCATTCGTCGCGCGCTGCGCCGCGGTGTAGAGCGCCTTATTGTGGCGCTTACGATCCGCGGCGAGCTTGGACCTGATAGGGGGAGGGCGGTGAATATGCTTCACGGTGTCGTCTCGCCCTCCTCCTGATCGTAATACCTTCGAATGACGGAGAAGGCCCATATCAGTTTCAACGGCTGGTCGATATGGGCCCTACCGTCGGGGTACGGCGGATTGTCTATTCCTTTTCGGCGCCACCAGAGGCCGAGGACTGTTCGGTGGTTTGGCGTGATCCGCGTGCGCGGGTTCGAGCGGAATTCGATTTCTTGGCCTTCTTCCGTCCAGGGGAAGCGCCAGAGGCCTTCCCGGTCGGGGCTTTCGAACCATTCGTCTGCGGCCCATTCACGGGCCGCGAGCCGTAGTTTCCCACCTCATCCTGCTTGAGCTGATACATGCCGTCGATGCTGACGTAGAGTTCTTCCCAGACGATCCCGCCAATCTCCTCGCGCAGGGCCGTGATGGCCTCCGTGGTGACGATATCGATGCCGTCGGCAATCCCAGGATTGCTCTCGCCCTCGCGCTGCGTCGCAAGGCCTTCCCAGCCGCGCAGGTGCACACGGAGCATCATAATCTGATTCTCGCGATCCCAGCTGGCGCGCTTGGCCATCAGACGACGCAGACGCGCGCTCTTTTCGTAAAGCTGCTCGGTGATGTTCTTCGCCTTGATACGATCGGCCAGGCTGGTGAGCGGCTCGGGCTTCTTGAGCGGCTTGATCTCCTCGTCGGGCTTTTCCATCTGATCGAGCATGCGCTGTGTCTCGCGCTCTGCCCAGATTTCGAGCTGCTGCTCGTGAAGGCCCTGCAGCTGCCAGTGCCTTTCGAGGAAAAGCGCCTGCTCTTCGCCGTCGGCCAGGTGAACGATAGCCTCCTCGAGCGTCGCGGTTCGCACACGGTCCTGCCGCACCTCGATCAGGCCTAGCTCGTAGAGCAGCGAACCGATGAGCTCGCGCTCGACCAGCGTGGGCACTGCGATATGAAATACGGGCTTGATCGGCTTTTCGCCGCGTTCGGCTTCGGGCGCATCGGCCCACTCGGCAAGCTTCTCCTCGTATTGCGTTTCGAGGGTCGGCGGGGTGTAGCTGCGCGGGGCACGCGCGGTCAGAGGAATGTTCGACATAAAAAAGCTCCCTGGGTTGCGGCGGAACCAACAACCCAGGGAGCTTTCGAATTGCGATCAGATCGCGGTCGCTACCACCAAATTGTCAGTGCCAGCGACTTGTCTATACCAGTCGGGAACGCATCGCCAGTGAGGCTTACGAACCCGTTGCGCGAGCCCGGGTTGAGCGGGTTGATGACCACGGCCGGGCAGAGCAGGCCGAACCGGTTGCCGGGGCCCATCCCCCATGTCGACATGACGGGCATCGAATTCTGCGCGTCCTCGCGCGCTTGGAAATCGAAATCGCTGGCATCCATCTGGTTGAGGTCGAGCGACAAGGTGCGCTCGCCAGACATAATTTCGTAGCCGTCGATACCGTCGTCTTGGTTCTGGTTCGAAGGCGCGCCCACCTCCGTACCGGTCTGCCAGGTGATGCCCCCGTGACCGAGCGGCACGCGATCGAGCGCAAACTTGCCGGCCTTCGCAGGCGGGACAGGGATTTGCAGGATGGTGTTTGGCACGCCCGGCGCCGTGTCCTGCGCCACGTCGATGCACTTGCCCTTGAAGCTCGTTTCGATCGAGGGGAAGCCGGCGTTGTATTCGTTGCCCACCGGCGCGTCGAAATTAGCGCTCTGCGGTCGGCAGTCCTGGTAATCGTAGCGCTTGCGATCGCGCCAAACCGAAATCGAGAGCAGCGGCGGCGGCGTGTTCAACGTGCCCAGCACATAGCTCAAGTATTTCGGAATGGTGTAATTCACGCCAGCCGCAGGCGCCGCGCCAAGCGTTTCACCGATCGATGCGAGCTTACCCGCCCCGTCGTAATCAGTGATGAGCGTGGTGCCCTTGATCGCGCCAGTGCCAATCTCGGCCATCTGCAACGGCGCGCCGAGATAGATATCGTCGGTTGCGGGTGCGGCTGCGGCGAGCTTGATCGCAGTATCGGTAGAACCGGCTTCGGTGACGCCATTGATGACCGCGGCGTTGATGATTTCGGCCATACCCATGCTGCGCAGTACGCGGCCCATCGGCCATGCACCTGCGGCCGGCACATCGTCACCGCTCGGCCCGCGCATCGGGAAGTTGAAGCCCACGGTGCCGGTGTTGCCGATCAGGATGCGCGGCGACTGCCACACCGTCCCGGTCTGGGTCGGATCTTCTGCCGTGACCGGATCGCGGGTGTTGGTGACGTTCGCAACGCCAATGATATCGGCGGCGCTTGGCGGTGTGAATACGCCAGGCACGGCCTGAATGGCCACGGCAACGGCGATCACATTCTCACGATGATTCCAGGCCATCGGTTATTCTCCTGCGGGGGTTTCGTCGGCGGCTTCGAGCTCGGCAATCCGGGCATCGATCGCGCTAGTGGCACCCGACCGGGTTTCAGCGGAACGCATTTGGCGCAGCTTGGCCAGATCGGTGATTGTCGGAAGGTCGGCTTTCAGCTCCCGAACGGTCTGCTCGAGCAGCTGCTCGCCCGGCGCGGCAGCAACGGCCGCATCGCTTTTGGGATCGAATACGCGGACCTTCTCGGTGATACCCAGATCCTCGCGCTTGCGCTCGGTTACGGTTTGGTCGGCGCGCAGGGACAGGTCGCGATCGTCGGTATCGTCGAGGCGTGCATCGGCAATGGCCTTGCTGACCGCGCCGTCGTGCTCCGCGTCATCCGACTGCGCCGCGGCGTCGAGGCCGCCGCTCAACGCCTGGAGGTCGAAACTACCAGCCGGGAGCGACACCGCGGCATGGTTCGGGGTGGACTTCTCGCTCATGTCAGATTTTCCTCGGCTGCAAGCAGGATGGACGGATCATTGATCGCCGTGCGATATAGCACAACCACGCGGTGAATAAAGCGCGCCTCATCGGCCTCGCTATCGTCATCGGGCTGCACACCCTCATCGACCACATCGTCACAGACGCCGCGCATGAACATGCCATCGGCCGTCGTGAGCTCCGGGTCTTTCAATATGGTCAATGCGGCGTTGGCAATCATGCCGAGACGATCGAGCCCGGTGGGATCAATCTCGCTGTCCTCGGTCTGCAGCTCCGCGTCGATTTGCAAGTCAACTGACAGATAACAGAGCCGCTCGCTGTGCGTGGCGTAGGCCTCGGTATTCACCTCATCGGCGACCATACGAATCGAGATTGCGGGCTTCTCTTCCGAATTCGCCCAGCGATTGCGGGTGTGCCGCACCGTGATATTCGGAAGCCCCGCACGCCCTTCGAGGTCGTTTGCCGGGTTGCGGAGCATTTCGGCGATCCGCGTCAGGATCTTCGCGCGCGGCGTGCGCGGTACATTCAGCGGGACGGTGACGATATCGTTCATGTCGAGGCCTTCTGCATGTCGATGAGCCAGCGGCGGCCCGCATCGATCGTCACCCAATTCTCCGGCCGCCACAGGGTCGTGTCATCGCCGAGCTGGGGGATGCGGAACCGCATCGACATTTTCGGCACCGGCACAATCGATTTGGCGATTTTGATGCGGGGTTGACCGCTCATCGTGTCGACCGGGGCGTAGCCGATATCCGCCTCACTCCCGGGAGGGAAGGCGAAGGCGGACACTGGCACGAACGTCACGCCGTCCGCAGCGAATTCGAATTCATCGCCCAGGCCGTCGTCGGTGTCGCGATCGAGCCCGTATTCCTCCACGTCATCGGCCCAGCCCATAGCGTGCTCCTCTTATGAAAACGGCCGCCCCGGGATTGCCCCGGGACGGCCGCCGCAACCCCAAGGGCTCCCCTCGGGACTTACGCAGGCTTCGCCTTCTTCGCCGGTGCACGCTTCGCAGCGGGCTTGGTGGCGGGCTTGGCCTCGGTTTCGGTCGCCGGGGGAGCGTCGGCCGTATCGCCGTCACCCGCACCTTCGTCGCCATCGCTGGCGGGCGGCGCATCGGCAGTGTCGGACGTGTCTGCGGTTTCGTCGCGCACCACATCGGCATTCGCCGCCGTGGTGCCGCCGCGATTTTCCGTGCCGCCGACGAACGCCGTGGTGTCGCGGGTGTCCATCCCGCTATTCACGTCGTTCTCGTCCGCATCGGTCTGCGCATTGCGCTTGAGCGTTTCCGCCGCGCCGTCCGCAATCGTCATCGTGCCGTCGCTGGCATCGGCTTCGTCGGTGCCGTCATCGATGATTTTGACGACGCCAGCGTTCTTGAGCTGCTCGGCAACGTCCGCTTCGACCAGGAATTTGTGCGCCGATCGCTGATTGGGCTTCGCCTCGCGAGCCTTGGCGTCGGCTTTCCCGTCGGCATTGGTGAACATGGGCACGGTGCCATTGGTGGTACGAACCGGCGTCGTCGCCGTCTTGATGGCTTGGACCTTTACGAGCTGCTTGGCCATGATGGCTCCCTTTCAATAGGTGGAGGCGATGCGACCGGCTTACGCGCCGGCACGCGCCGACATGAGGGCCTGGGGCGCCTTGGCGAACGGCAGGCGATAGGTGCGAACGTAGATATCGACCCACTCGTTCATGTTCGTCCGGTTGTCCGGAGACACGATCGAGTAAAGCTCGCGACCCAGCGCGCCCATGTCTTCCCAATCCTCGCCCGGTGCGATGAATTCGAAGAACATATCGGCTGCGCCCACCGGGAAAAGTCGAGCTTCGTCCGGTGCGATGGACAGCTCATCGTGGAACAGATCGTCCCAATGTTCCCAGGTGACGCCCGCGAACGAGAATGTCTGGAAAATGGTGCTCTCGTGGAGCTGCTCGACCCGGCCCGCAACCTCGAGGGTCTTGCGATAGTCGGGATGCCGCAGGATCGCATTCTTGAAGTCGATGCCGCAGAAAGCGTGGATGCGCGTGCCGGTGGTGATCCGGCCCTTGAGCGCCTGGCGCATCGGCATCACGATCAGCGTTTCGATCTTTTCGCGCAGCTGACCCTCGGGGGTGTTCGCGATATCGAGCGCGATCTGCGCCGGCTCCGGGATGCCCATTTCGTCGTAGATATTCGAGACGACACGAACGCCGTCCGCATCCATGACCTTCCCTTGGAGCGCGCCGAAGCGGTGATATTCGTTGGTCAGCCGGATGCGGTCGACCATATCGAGCTGACGCTCCGCAACCAGCGCATTCGCGTTATCCAGCCGGATATCAAACGGCAGGGCGGGGTTGAGCAGATCCTTGACCTCGGCGGAGCTGACCCGCTCTCGCAGCGCGGTGCGCGGCGTGTCGATCTGCACCGTGTCCCTGAGCTGACGGCCGGTCAGCGGTTCGGGCGTGCCGCGCTCGCTGGTCGGGACCAGCTCAAGCGTGCGGTCCTTCTTGACGAACGTGACCGTCGTGGTGCGGATCGGCCGCTTGGTGAAATACCCGCGATCTTCGAGGACGGTGGGCACCTGGTCGATATCGCCGACCATATCCGTCATCGTGGTGGCCGCGAAGTCATCGGTGCGGAAAATGTCGAGCGCCAGTTCCATGTGTCTCTTTCCTTGAAATTCGAAACTTGCGGCTATGGCCCGACCGCTCGATTCCCGTGTGTCTTAGTAGCGAACCATCACGCCTTGCGCGGCGAGCTGCGCTTCGGCTGCTTTCTTCTGCGCGTCGGTGATCCCGGCGGGCCAGAACATCTTGTTGCCATTCAGCTCGCAATCGCGGGCCATGACGGACGTGCGAATGTGCGCGGCGGGGTCCAAGACCTCCTCGCGGTGATTGGCGACCGTTGCGGCAGTCTGCGTGCCGTCGGCGGCGCCCGGATTAAGCGGCAGATAGCGGCCCGTTGCCGTCACCTTGCCGAGCACCGTGCCGGGCAGGAGCGTGTCGGCGAGCGCGCTGTCGATAAGCGCCTGCTCGCGCGAACGACGGCCCTGCGCTTCGCTGATGACGTGTTCCTCGTCGCGAACGCTCGTGAAGCTCTTGGTCTTTGCCATCGGTTAGGCGTCCTTCTTCTTCTGGCCACCGCGGCCAGTGTTGACGTTTTGAACCGCCCGCTTACGGCTCTGCGCGGCGCGATCCTCACCCTCGCCGCCCTCGCCCTTCGGCGTGGCGCCGAGATTGTGACGCGGTGTGCTGGCGAGGCGCGAATTGTTGCTGGACTTGGCCTGGCCCTTGAGGATGCGCTTGATCGCATCGGCGCTCATGTCCTCGGCGAGCATGTCGGCCGCGAGAGCAAACTTGCCTTCGGCTTCGGCGCTGGTCAGCACCTCGGCCCAGCGCTTGCGCTCGGCAGTTACACCGTTGTTAAAGGCCGCGCTGGTATCGGTCACGTTTTCGACGCTGTTGACCGTGGCGAGCGATCCTTGACCGACAAAACTTGCGCTCGGCGAGTCGGCGCCTTCGGTGTCGTCGGCTTCCTGGCCTTCGCCATCGCCTTCATCGGCGTTGCCTTCATCGCCGCCGCCCTCGCCATCGGTCTCGGTGCCGTCGGCTTCCTGGCCTTCCAATTCCTGGTCGGTATCGCCCGAAACGAGGCGGCGGAGGTTGGCGAGCGACTGAATTTTCATCGGAAACCTCATCGTTTATCGGGCAATCGCCCTTTGAAGCGCGTCCCAAGCCTGATGCTCGGTTGCGATCTTGTCAACGAAGCCGATGGCCTTGGCGTCGTCGCCCATATACGTGAGAGCTTCGGTTTTGAAAACCCTCGAGCGCGGGATGCCCCGGTTGTCAGCCACGCGCTGCACGAATAGCTCCCTGATCCGGTCGACCTCGGCTTGCACCCGCGCCTCATCGGCAGGCTCGAGCGGCTCGAGAGGGTGGGGCTTCGCCTTGTGCTTTCCCGCCCGGATAATGGTCAGCTCAATGCCCTTCTGCTCGTAGAACGGCCCCTGGTTGGCGTGCATGGTTATGACACCGACGCTACCCACCCCGCCAGTTTCGGGCACGAATACCTTGTCAGCCGCCGATGCCAGGGCATAGGCCGCGCTGTAGGCGTAATCGCCGGCATAGGCGTAGATCGGTTTCTTGCCGCCGTTTCGAACCGACATGGCCGAAATCATATCGACCAGCGGGAACAGGCCCGACACGTCGCCACCCCCGCTATCGAGCGCCATGAAAATACCCTTCACGTCGGGATCTGCTTGCGCCGCGACGAGCTTGGTTTCGATCCCGTCGTAGCCCGTCACCCCGCTGGACGGGTTCAAGCCCCAGCTTTTGGTGAGCGTGCCCTCGATCGGGATATACGCGGCGTTATCCGAGAAATCGAACAGCTTGCGCCGCTTCTCGCGATCGCCGGTCTGCACCTTGGCTTGGCGCTCGCCGTCCTCGGCCAGCGCATCCAACACCTCACGGTCGAGACGGCGCTCCGCACTGCGCGGCGACACGCCGCCGGGATAATGGAAATCGCCGTCTGCGAGGTGGAGGGCGTCGATATCCAGCCGCGAATTCAGTGCGGCCACCATCATCGCGGCGTAGCTCGGTTCGATCGCAAGCGGGCGGTTGAGCATGCGCTGCAGGACATTCGAAAGGTGGTGCGGCTGGCTCATCGGCTACTCTCCTGGCTCTCGCGGTCATCGGCCGCATCGGTTTCGTTGCTGTCGTCGGCATTCGTATTGTCTGCGTCGGTGTCGTCGTCATCCTCGCCGGCATCGCCATCGACCGCGGGCGCCACCCCTTCCTCGACCAGGCCAACGTCGCGCGCATATTCGTGCTCGATCGCTTGCTGATCCAGCGTGTCGCGCCAGTTATTGCCCTGCGATGCGTTTTCCTGCTCGAGCGTGGAAAACCGGCCGCTGACACGAAGGCCAGCCGCCTCGGCTTCCTTCTTCGGATCGACCCAACCCATGCCCGGGCCGGTCCATGTGCACGCGGTGTAAGCCGTCCGCGCATCATCGAAACTAGGGGCGCCGGGGGGCACCTCGAGTAATCCGATATCGAATGCTTCCTCGATCACCGCGTCATAGATGAGCCCGGCGATGTGCGAGGTAAACATGGTCCGCTCCATCGTGACGTTGCGCCACGCATCGATGAGGCTGGCGCGCGTGCTGGAATAATTGGCGCGGCTGTAATCCAACGAGAGCTGTTCGAATGGCATTCCGAGCGCCGATGCGAACGCCCGCAAGAACCCGTTTCGGAACGCATCGCCATCCGGCATTGCGTTGGCCTGGCGCGCCATTTCGATCCTGTCGTTCGGACCCAGCACGGGAATGCGCTGATCGCCAACCTTCAAATCCATCTGCGCATAGTGATCGAGCTTCATGCCGAAGGCCGAATACTCATCCCCGTTCTCATCGCGAGCGGGGGCCAAGTGCTGCGCAACGTCCTGGGGTTCCATGTCGGTGCGAACGTAGGTCGCAAGCAGCGCATTGACCGCGGCGTTCTGCAACGTCACGTCATCCCACTTGTCGAGCATCTTGATGTGGCGGAGCGAGGTCACAAGGCTGGACACGGCCCTCTGCATCCCCGCGCGACGCTTGAAAAACCAATGGAACGCCATCGGGCGGCCCCAATAAGTCTCCCGGTCGACCAGCACCGGCTCGGTGTCGCGAATAATCGCGGTCCCGTCGCTGGGGTGCTCCGGCAAAATCCAAAGCCCGATCATCCGGCCGTGCCGATCGAGCTCGCGACCCTTGAACACGCGGCCATCCGTCTCGCTGCGCAGCGACGGCGTTTTCAGGCGATCGGGATCGATCAGCTGGACGTGCGTGCCCCACTTGGTCGCATATTCCTCGCGGCGTTCTTCCTCGAAATGGATGACGCCGCAGACCTCGGCATCGGCGCCGACCAGCGATCGGAACGCCTGCCACATCAGCCCGCCAAACTGATAATGCCCCTCGGTGTCGGCGAGGCATCGGCGATCGGTCGCCCAATCGGCGAACACGTCGGCCGCGGCCTGCGAATACTCCATCGCCCACCGCACGTCCTGGCCAAGCCTGCGAAACGCAGGTTGCGGGTTCACGCGCAAGCTCGGGCCGACAACGGTGTTCGACTTGCGATCGAGGCCGCCCCGGATGATTTCGTTATTGCGATCGAGGTCGCGCACCGCCCGCACGGCTTTATCGCGGTTCCGCGCTTCTTCGCGCCCGCTGGTCAGCGGATAGATTTGCGCGACTTGGCCGGGCAGTTCGAGGTTACGATACAGGCGGTAGTCGAAATTGGCAGACACGCGCAGACGGGGGCGGCCATCCTCGCCATCCCCGACGTGTCGAATGCTCATCGGCTTGTTGTCGCTGTCCATCAATAATACCTCACGCCGATTGCGCGGCCCTGTGCGATGCCGCCGCTGGTCCTACGATCGAGTTCGTTGCGCGCAGCCGTGTAGAGGCGCCGCAGCTCCTTCGCGTTGCCCTGCGAGAATTCCTTGCGGCGGCCTTCACCGGCGATCACCTCGACCGCGCCCCCGCCAACGACCCTCTCGAGCTTGTCGCGCAGCTCACCCACCTTGGTTTTCAGCGCGTCGTCGTCCAGGTCGTCATACATCGGCTATTCCTCGGCTTGGTCGCTTCGATTGATCTGGCGTAGGCGATCCCAGATATTGGACTTTGCCGGGGCCGTCACCTCGATGCCGCGCTCTTTACCCTTTTCGAATGGCTTTGCCCATACGGGCGGGCGCTCCCAATCGATCTGCTGGCCGGCTGGCCGCGGCGGATCGAGCGTCTCGCGGCCGACCTCGCACGCCACCCATCCATCCCATGTTTCGTTCCGGCGCTGGATCGGAGTCCAAGCACCATTGACCAGCTGCTCGGCGCAGAGTTCGCGCACGACGTAATCCTTGACCACGGCAGGCAAGTGCATCCGTCCCGGCCCCGGCTCCTCCTTTTTCATTCGCATCGCGATTAGGTTCTTGATTTCGTGCACGTTCACCGTGCGCTCCCACACCGCGGCCGCAAGCGGTTTACCTTCGTCATCGTATTCGACCTTGCGGGGCTTGCCGTAGGTCACGGTCTGCTTCGAGTTCGAGCCTTTGGTCAGGAGGATGCGGTAGAGCGGGATCGGATCAATCGGGCGTCCGACCACCTTGGCCGCCCATTTGCGCGCGTTGATGGTCGTTTCGTCCTCGCCGCCCGTGTCAACGCAGATACGCGCGATAGGCAGGTGCAAGCGCGGATCGAGCGCCAGCGGATATGTCTGGTTGAGCACGCCGTTTTCGAGCACGTCCCAATCAGCCAGCCGGTGCGCGGGATCTATATTCGTAAATGCGGGCTGGCCGGTTTTTGGATCGGGCGGCGGTTGCTTGATCGCATACCAATCGATCAGCCAGCTCTCCCGATGCTCATCCCAGCCGATGACGCGCACCTCGAAGCGGTCGCCCTGAATATCCACGAATGCCGTGAGGAAACGAACGCCGCTCGGCACTGTGCCGCGCAGATAGCTCGTATCGCGCAAGCGGCGCTTCACCGTCTGCCAATCGTCAATCTGCTTTTCGGTTTCGTTGCCCAGATACGTCTCGCCGAGAGACTTGACCACGACCTCCTTGAGGCCGGTGTCGAGGCCGGTCCTGTCCGCTTCGAGCTTCGCGGCGACCCACTCGCGCGCCAAGCCGCCGATCGTGACGAACGGCGACATGAACCCGTGGATCGTGAAGCCCATGTATTCCTGTAGATGGGCCTCTCCCTGGATCAGGTTCTCATCGTCAATGTGCTGGTGCGGTTGCAGCCAGACACCGGCCCGGTTCATCTTGTCGCGTTCCGATCCAAGATAGCCCTTGGGATCGTCCTTCACCCGGTTGTCGCAGTGCGGGCATATCAGCTCGGCCTCGGCTTCGATCCGGTTGAGCAGGTCGCCGCGCTCCATGTCGATATACCGCTTGAGCAGATCGGCGACGTTCCAATTCATCCGGTGCTTCATGTCCGGCGAGGGCGAGGAATAGAAACCGCACGCCTGGCACTGCCACCACCAGAAATGCTCGAGACTGTCGCGCAGCACCGCATCGATGCCTTCGGCGGGGCCTTCGTCGGGGTGGGAGCAGATATACGCGAGCGCCGCGGTGCCGAATTCGCGCTGGCGGTTGATGAGGCGCGTGACGATCGATCGGCGCACGGCCTTCGGGTAGCCGTCGATTTCGTCGGCGCCGATGAGCGGCGCGGCCTTGGCGCGCGTCGTGCCTTTCGTGGCAGGAAGCCAGCGCGCCAGCTTGCCGCCGATGCGCTTGCGCGATCGGGAATTGCGGCGATCGTTCCATTTGATTTTCGCGGCGACTTGCTCGTGGTTCTCGAGCATCCACTCGCCACGTTCTTCCATGAAATCGTCAATGTCGGCGTTGCTCTGCATATACCAGAGCACGTTGACGGAAGGCCCGTATATCCAGTGCTTCAACGCTCGGTTTTCGAGGCCGACCGTTTTACCGGAACGCGCCGGCCCTTTGACCGCGACGACGCGCACCATCGGAATATCGGACGTGTCCTGGATGCCTACCATGTAGGGCGTGAGGTCGGGGTTCCACCGCACCTTGCCGCCAGCCGGGCCGGGAAGCACGCGGTGCTTGATGGCGCATTCGGTCGTGGAAATGTATTCGGCCGGCTTGGCCATATCGAGGTGCAGCGCGAATGCGGAGCGCGCGTCCCCGTCGTGCCTATGCTGGCTTAGATCGGCGAGCCTTTTTTCGAGGCTTCGCAGTTCGGCTTGGTCCGTCGTCAACATCGACACCGAGCATATCACTCAATTCCGCGTGGATGGCCAGCTGTGCCGTGCGTCCCTGCTCGCCGATGGCCGCGCGCGTCTCGACCGGAAGCAGGCCGTTCGGGTCTACGCGCTGCTCCAAGGTCGACAGGTGATCGGACAGGATGGCGTAGATCCGGGCGGCGGTGGCCGTGACCTCGGAAGCCGGGATATATTCGCGCTGCGTGCGTTCCCGCTCCTCGATTTCGGCACGCACCCGCGACAGCTTGAGTAGCTCGCTCGGCGGGAGGATGACCGCGTTCTTGGGCCGTTTCCCACCTTTGCCGCCCAAGCCAAGGATCGCTGCGGCGCGCGCCTGGCGCTCGAGTTCTTCCTCATCCTCGCGCGTCTCGTATTTGAGCAGCGCCTCGATCGCGGCGCGGGCGGGAAACAGGAGCGATCCCCGCGGGCCATCCTGCGCCGCGGGGAAGTTCTCGACCTGATTGCGCAGGTTGGTGAAGGCCCCTTTGCTCGCCATTCCCACCAGGTGCACGAGTTCGGTGTTCGAAAGCACGTCCTCGGGCTTGGCGCGCCGCAGAGCATTTTGCAGGCGCGTGATGCGCTCGATATTCGATCCGCGGGCCATGTCAGGTCACATTACCACGATCGTCGGCAATGTCTTGCAGGGCGTCCAGCATCGCACGCTCCGCTTCCAGCCGGGCAACGCGCGGCTCGATCGCATCCACGACACGAGACACGAGCTTGTTGGGCCACGGCTCCCGCTTCCTCGCTTTCGCCAGTTCGGGCAAAACGAGCGACATGGGATATTCCTGTAGCTCATCGGCGGCCCCGGCGATCCATTCCTGCTTATCATCGGGATGCCAGCCGCCACCGGTCAACCGCAGGTAGGCACCGAGTTCAACCGTGAGCTGATCGTCAAGGCGTCCATCCTGGGAGGCATTGGTCATTTCGCCAGCCAATCCGGCTCGAGACAGCACAAGCTCCCGGCGAAATTCATCGCTAATAGTCGCGGCTATCTCCTCCCGATCGGCTTTGTTGGCGAGAAGCTCGGCGGCGCGCGAGCGCGCTAAGCGTTGCCTGCTCTGCTGGGCCCATCCGGCTTCCGTCAGCGCGTTCGCCGCTGTGCTGCCCGCTTCCACTATCGCGCTCATAAACGCCCTCCATGATCTTGCCGAAATTAGCGGCCTTCAAGGCCCAGGTCAGTGCTAGTTTGAATGGTTCGGTGCGCTCTTTCGAAGGGCGCACCCTGCCTTGCAGGAACGGGCTGGCATCGATGTGATCGAAGAATTCGGCCCACATTTCGCCAACGTCCTGCCCCTGCTCGGTCTGCTTCGAGCGATTGAGGATCGCGCGGCGGCGGTTCGCATCGAGCGGCAATCTACAAGCCCTGATACCGGGATGCTTTTCGGCCGCTTCGTTCCATCGCTCGGTCACTTTCTCGACCAGCTCGTTTTCCAAATCTGCTCGCTCACGAACGGCTGGCAACGCGATGTTGCCAGTGAATAAGGTTTCAGATTCGGTTTCACTTTGGTTTATGGGTGCACCCTGTGCACGGGGGGGTGCACCCTGTGCACGGGGGGGGTGCACCTCGTGCATGGGGGGGGGTGCACCCTGTGCACGGGGTTCATCGCCCTCATTCACGTCGAAAAGGTCGGCCAATCCGCGCTCTTTGTGGCCGCGCATCGCATCGAGCTTCGGCATGTTTTCGAGCACGAACTGATAGACGTTCGAGCTATCCTTGCGGTGCAGGACGCGCAGCAATCCCATAGCGCATAGATCCGCCGTGGCTTTCTGCACCATGCGCCGCGAAATCCCGCATTTGCGCGCCAACGTCGCTACGGCTGGGAAGGCCGTGCCGTCATCCCAAGCACTGTCCGCGATCGCCACTGCGACAAATTTGGTCATCCCTCCAATATCCTCACGCCACCAGACGCGATTGAGAACGTCGTTACTCATGTCTCTCTCCTAGAAACCCAGCTCACCGGACACGGCGGGCTTTTCGAAATCGCCGCCGCGGATCGCGGTGTATTTTCCGTAAAATTTGCAGGTGCGCGTTTTGACCTCGCCGTGGCGGTTCTTCGCCAGGATCAGGTCGACGCGGTTGCGACAGCGGGCCAAGTCGGCCTGCCACTCGTTATGCGCGTCCTGGTAGTCTTTGCGGCTGCGCTCCGGCTCGTTGCGCTCGAGGTAGTATTCCTCGCGATAGACGAACAGAACCGCGTCGGCGTCCTCCTCGATCCGCCCGCTCTCACGCAGATCGCTTAAGCGGGGCCGTTTGTCCTCGCGCTGCTCCAAGGCACGCGAGAGTTGCGACAGGGCGATGACCGTGACGCCGAAATCCTTGGCGATCCCGAGAAGCGTGCTCGAAATCTCATTCACAGCCCGGCGATCGTCATCAATCTCGCGCCCATTTTTCGACGCCTTGAACAGCTGCATGTAATCAACCACCACGACGCGCAGGCGCCGCCCGCTTTCCTTCCATTTCGCAGCGGCACGCGAGACATAGGTGCGCAGGCGCCGAACATCGCAGCGCCCCGGCACCTGGTAATCGATTGGGAGGCTCTCGGCCCTCTCGCGCAATGTCTGGTAGTGCGCGCGCTCGAGCGGCGTGAGCCGGTCCTTTCGGATCGCGTCATGCTCAATCGGAATGTCTGTATCGAGCGACAGGTCAGCGACGAACCGCATCGCGAGCGTCTCTGGGGTGCCTTCCGCCGCGAGATAGAGCGTCGGGAAGCCTTGCGAAGCGAAACCCCACGCCGCCGAGCTGCCCATTGTCGTCTTGCCCATGGACGGGCGCCCACCTAGCACGACGTAGGTTCCATCCTCGATCGGGCCGAGCAGGGTGTTGAGGTCCGACACCGTGCCGCATTTGACGCCAACGTGTTCTTCGAGCGTCTCGCGGGTGATCCGGTCGGATCGATCGATGACGCGCCCCACCATGTCGGCGGCGGTGTCGACCGGCGTTTTCTTGATGAGGCCCGATCCCTGCGCCATCGCTTCGTCAAGGATCAGCACGGACTCATCGAGGTTGCCACCGTCCCGATAGTCCTCGACCATCATGCGCGTCGCGGTGACAATCTGCCGCAGCTGGGAGAATTCGGCTATTTGCGTGGCGAGCTCGCGGAACGCGAACACGCCCGATCCATCGGCGGTCAGCTTCGCGAGGTAGGCGATGCCGCCCAGATCGTTGATTGCCGGATCACGCTCGAAGATCGGCTTCAATGTGACCGGCGTGACCGTCTTGCCCTGCTCGTAAAAGCGGAGCGTCTGCGCGAATAGGCGCTGATGCAGCGGGAGATAGAAATCCTCTGCGGTGAGCAGCTCCGATACGTGATCGAGCACCGCGTTATCGATCAGGATGGTGCCGAGCAGCAAAGCCTCGGCTTCGAGGTTCATCAGCCCGGCATGCGGGTCGTTTTCCGCGCTCCGGATGCCCTCCTGCTTCTTCCAATCTTCGAAATCAGTGTCGTCGCCCATGGCCTAGGCTCCTGCAAATAAGGGGGTATCTCCGCCGTCCATGGCATTGATGCGAAAATGAATATCGCCGACGTAATCGGCGCTCTGCTCGATAAGGATTGCTTCGAAGCCCTCACGGGCCGCTGCGATCCCGGTACTGCCCGTGCCGGCGAATATGTCGAGCACGGTGCCGCCTGGGGGCGTGACCAGCCGAACCAGCCACCGCATGAGGTCGAGCGGCTTCACCGTAGGGTGGCGAATGACGTGCTTCGATCCGTGACCGCAGCCCGGATCGCGCCCCAGCGCCCTCGCACCGCATTGCGAGCACCGCGAAACGCGGTCCATCGCATCGGCCTTGGCCGAGAAGAAGAAACGCGCAGCGCTGCCACCGAGATCATCATATTCGGCCCCGGTGTGCGTCATGCCCCACCCTTGTCCGGATTGGCCCGCACGCGGTTTTCCAGCCTTGGCAGGCGCAGTCATCGGGAAGCACGCGAGCACCTCCTCACTGCCGTCATGCACGAGGTTCGCGGGGAAGCGGCCGGGCGCGTCATAATCGTCACGATCACGCGAGAACGCACCATAGATTTTGTTGTTCGTCGGGCCACTTCCGAACCGGGCGTGACTGTTCTTCGTTTTGCTCTCGGCTTCGTCCTCCGCAGAGGCGAACGGCACCCGGCATCCCTCGATATTCAGCGATCCGACGCCGTGGGCAATCACGTTGCGCGCGATGCTGGTTTGATCCATCGGCGCGCGCGCCATACAGATCGGTTCGAGCGCTGGTTTCAGCGCGGTCCCGTGGCCCTGTCTGGCCTTGGCCTCGTCGCTGGCCGGGAGATACCGACGGGCGGCCCGGTTCACGGCTTCGGCGTCGTCCATCCACGGCCGTTGCCAGCCCCCCTCACCCTCATCGCCGCGCATCGAGCCTCGCCTCTGCCAATCGGCGTGCGCCGCACTCTTGGCATCCCCGTAGGTGCCTTCCTGCCCCAGGGCCTTGTCTATGAATTTGTCGACCGGCTGGCTTTTCGGCATCCCGGAGCCGTAGGTCCACGCGATCATGTCGCGGATATCAAATCCGGCATCCTCGATCGCTACCGCCATGCGGTGATACGTGCGCGTCGCACCGAACGACAGGAGATAGCCGCCGGGCCGAAGCAGCTGCCGCGCAAGATCCCAAGTCTCGCGCTCGAAGGCGATGCGGCGGCCATCAGCGTCCGCGCCATCCCAGCCCTGCCCCATAAAACCGCTCGAAGCCCGGGCGAACACGCCGGTTTCCTTCGATTGCGCCGCAGCGGCGTTCTGCCCGCCAAACCGCTTGACGATAGATTCAAGGTGATAGGGTGGATCGCAGACGATGGAGTCGACTTTGAAGCCCTCGGCGATGAGGCGGCGCATTTCCTCGTGGCAATCGCCGTGGTGCACTAGCGGGCGTGGCATTTCGCCTCCCTATCTCCGAGCTGCTCGAGCACTCGGCCGCCAGCGGCGCAGGTGCAGGCCTGCCACTGGCTCGGCCCGATCGGGATGACGCCGCAATCGTCGCATCTCTGGCATTTCGCATCGCACGGGCCGGGGCGCCCCATGATGTGCAGCGTGGCGCCGTGCGTGGCGCGGTTCTTGGCCTGGGCGAATTCGCGGATATGGCGAGGAGCGCGCTTCATTTCGCCACCGCCGGGCAACACCGCGCCCATTCAGCTCTGGACAGAACGAACGGCGGGCAATCTGGTCGGCGCACCATGACGTGGGTGTCGGTCGCGACCATCGCGACGATCAGACCACCACCTTTCATCGCTTTCGGCATGTTGCGGAGCTCGCCGCCTTGCGCTGCGGGCGCCTTCATGGCCGTAGCTCCACGCGCGGGTCTGCTTTCAGCTGTTCGTATTCGTCGTGGGTCAGGTAAACGGTGCGGCCCTTGCGCACCGCAGATCCTTTACGAACGACCAGCGTATGCCCGAAATCATTAATTTCAGTGCCGGGATCGACCGGCACCAACGTAATCTGGTTCATCGCTGGCGTGACCAGCGTGCCGAGAAATTCGCTCACAAGCGGTTCCCCCGGTCATCAATCGCGGCGCAGATGAGGAAGGTGCAAAGCATGAGCGTTGCGATTGCTCCCCCGACAATGACGCCCTCGAGGCTCTTTAGAAAGTTGGAGAGGGCGGTCAGCGCCATCGCCAGCACCATCCAGATCCTCGCCCATTTCGTTGCGTTACTCATTTTCGGTTCGCTCCCATGAAAGTCGCATCGCGCCACGGGCGGTTTTCGCCCGGGAGCTGCGTAAGGAAATAATCGAGGATGCCGCAGGCCTCGGCCGCGTTATCGTCGGTGGTCGGCCAGCCGAACGCTTCGCACTGCGTCAAACAGGCCTGCTTGACCTCGGCCCGCTTCATGCCGGTGCCTTTGCCGAGAAAGTGCTTGCGCCAGGTGCCGATCGGGACGGCCCAACAACTCACATTCGCCGCCTCGCAGAACATTTCGGTGATCGCAGCGAGCCCGATGAGCTTTTTCGCCACGTTCATGTCGAGCGTGACGGTTTCCTTGATCCCGCCAGGCCCGCGTTTCTTCTGCATCGCGATGTGCTGCTCTTCGTAGGCGATGTGCGTGAAGCCGTAGGCCTGATGCTTCTCCAGCAACCAATTCCACAATTTGAGGCCGGCTGGTCCGATCACTTGCGGATTACGAGGGAGCTGGAGCGAGCCGTAGAACGGGCGGTCCATGCCTGCGCGATGAACCGCCCACCCCGTGGTCGTAGCCAAGTCGAGAGCTAGGACCGAAAAGCTCATTTCGGATCGGTTTCCCAATCTGCCATAAGCTCATCGGCTTTCGCGACTGCGAGGGTGCGCGTCATCGCGCCCTTCTCCTCGGTCGTGAGGTCTTTGTAGATGCCATCGGCCAAGGGATAAGCCTCGGCATCGTTCATGTCGCTTTCGGCAGTGATGCGCTCCACCACGACGGACTTGAACGTCGCCGGGTCCAGCCGATCGCCCTCGCTCTGACTATCATCGCCATCGGACTTCGCGGTTTCGGACTTGCCGCCGCTGGGCATGCGAACGACGTTCGTGCCTTCGGCCTTGTCCATCATGTCGCCCTGGTCGTTCCATCCCGCAGCCTCGCCGAGCTTGATGATCGTGCGCAGAATATCCTTGCGCTCGTGATCCTCTTTCCCGTCGAGCGTGAGGAACATGCGAGCGCCGATCTTGTTGACGCCCTTCTTCTCGATTTGATCGTAGAGGCCGCTGACCTCGCCATTGATGCCCGAGACCTGATCCTTCTTCGCCTTCACGCGATCGCGTAGGATCGAGCAGGCACCGGCGTAATCCGGCCCCTTAATCTCGGCTGCGATCGCCTCGGCATTTGCCTTACGTCCCATGCTGGTTTCCTTGGCCGGTGGGTTGAACACTCCGCCGCGACGCAACCGGCCGGTGCAAATGCGCGACGAAATCGGCTGGCAGAAGGTCGACCCCCACCTCTGCGGCGCGGTCGAGCAAGGGCTGATGCCATTCCTGGGGGATGGCGCCGCGCTGCTTCCAGTTCCACACTCGCTTGTAAGGATGGCCCGTGCGATCGGACTGTTCGGCGGTGTCCTCGCCAAACTTCGACAATACGCAATCCGCCTGTGTTTCTTGCTGCAACGCGATGGCCCCGCTTGCTTGTTGAACGAGCCGGGCAATAGGCGCGCCGATCCGCTGCGGTCAATGAGAATTATTCCATGGCGTGGAATTATCGGGGTTGCATGGCCAGTAATTTAAGGCCATTGGAGCGGGGCGCAGATAAGCGCGCATCGGGCCATCGACATGACACACGATCAGAAATTGAGGATGAAAATCGGCGTTGCGATGCTGACTTTGATCGTTCTGGTCGTCTCGTGCCAGGCCCACGTCGGTTGAAAGGAAAGCCCATGGCGAAACCAGATACAGTTTACCGCGTCCCGGTCGGGGATGAGGTCAAGATCATCACCGCGCAGTCACGGGCGCAGGCGATCCGCGCTGCGGTCAAGCCGATGCTCGGCGAGGTTCAGCCGCTCTCCGCGATCGAGCTCGCTGCCGAATTGGCGGGCGGCGCGGCAATCGAGAACGCAGCCACGATCCTGGCCGGTGAGCCGGAAACGCAGGGAGGTGAAAATGAGCAGGAGTGAGGCGATCGTCGTCAATCGTGGCGAGTTAGAGCAGGCTCTTCGCGAATGGGAGTCCGACGCGGAACGCGAGGATTGGTCAGAGCGGGAGGATGATGAGAGGTTTCGCGACAGTGCCGATTACCTTTTCGACAAGCTCAAGGCGAACAAGGGCGGCAAGGCGGTAGAACCTCCGCCTTCCGGCGACGACTAGAGCACCGGTCAAGGCCATCGACTGTAATGCTCTCCCTCCTCCTCTCCTACGCCCCCGAAGCGACCGATGCGTTCGAGCCCGGCTTTTTCCGCTGGGATCGGCGCGGGCGGGTGCCGGTTCCGGTGCGCGTCTGGTTCGGTCAGCCCCTCGATCCTATCGACGGCACGCCGCTCGATCGCAGCTGGCGTTGGCAATTCGAATTCAACGGCTTCCCGCTCGAGACTTTCGCGGCCGACACCTGGGCCGAGCCCGCCGAGCTGCTTTCGCAATTCTGGCCCAAGGCCCGAGACACGCGGATCGAGCGCGGAGAGTATCAATTCCTCGTGGACACGGTGCGACACGACCGGGCCCACGACCCCTACAGCCCTTTTTCATCGGCGAGCGGCAAGGTGGACTTGCTCTCCGCCTCCATCCCGACACCAGGAGATTGACCCATGAAATTGAGTGACCTTGGATGCTTCGCCCTCATTATGTTCGGCATCGTGATGATCCTGCTCGCACTCGGTGCCGCGGCGGGCGTTGCGAAGCTCGGCTTCGATCTGGTTGCGGGCCTGTGAGCGATCCGACCCTAGGCCACAATTCCGGCCTCTCGCCGGAGGATGCTGCGGCATCGATGACGCGCGCCCTCGCCCCGTGGGAAAAGCGCCGCGATGAGCTCGTGACCAAGGCCGAGAAGGTCGAGGTCAAGGATCTGCAAGCCGCAGAGGATGCCGTCGATTTCATTCGAATGGCGCGCGCCCTGACCAGCAAAGCCGTCGAGCTTAAATCCGAGGTGCAGAAGCCTTACGATGAAGCGCAGGCTGCGGTGCGCAACACTGCGCAACGCTTTATCGACACCATCACCGGCGCCATCGAAACCGTGCAAGAGCGGCTGGATGATTACCGCGCCGAGCGCGCCGAGGCCGCGAGAAAGGCCCAGGCCGAGCAGGAAGCGGAAGAAGCTCGGCTACGCGCCGAGAACGCCCCTCCGTCGCTCCCAGCCGCCCCGGAGAGGTCGGACGCCGCAGCGCCGCCCCCGAAGCCGCGCAAGGCCGCGCCGATCCGCACCAAGCTGGGCGGGCTCGCTACGGAGCAACAGCGGTGGCGCGCGAAAGTGACCGACGTTTCTCTGGTGCCGGCGCACGTCCTCGAGTCCGACACGGTGAAGGATGCGATCGCGAAGGTGGCAGGCGGAATGATGCAGCACGGGATCGCCGTGCCGGGCGTCGAGAAAGAGCATTACACGACCACAAGCATAAGGTGAGGCACGCCATGACCAGGAATAATTCGCAGAATAATAATCGCAACGCGGTGGCGACGATCCAGCCCGCTCGTATGCAAATGCCGGCGCATCTGGCGGAGGAATACGACCTCAATCAGGATAGCTGGCGCGCGCTAGTCGAGGCGGTGTTTCCCAGCGCCGAGACAGTCGGCGCCGTCGCGATGGCACTGGCCTATTGCAAGAAAAACCACCTCGATATCTTCCAGCGTCCGGTGCACATCGTCCCTATGTGGACCGGGGGCCGCAAGATCGAGACGGTCTGGCCCGGGATCGCGCAGCTGCGGATCATTGCGCAGCGCCAGCCGGATTTCGGCGGCTACGATGAGTGCGAATTCGGTCCCGACGTAACCGAGACATTCCAGGGCAAGGCCAAGGGATCGGGCGGCTCGACCTACGACGTTCAAGCCGAAGTGACATACCCGGAATGGGCGCGGTTCACGGTCTACAAAATCATCAACGGCGCACGCATCCCGATGCCCGGGCCGAAAGTCTGGTGGCGCGAGACGTTCTCCAACAAGGCGACGGCGGCGGGCGAATGCCCGAACGAAATGTGGCACCGGCGGCCTCGCGGTCAGCTCGAGAAGTGCTTTTCGCCCGACACCGAAATATTGACCGAGCAAGGCTTTCAGCGCTTCGACAGCGTGAGCGCCCCGGTTCTCCAAGTGAGCGAGCGTGGCCTGGAGTCGACAGCGGCGGAGCCATTCTGCCGAGCATGGTCGGGCGAAATGATCGTTTCCGACGGCCAATCCCTCAATTTTGCTGTCACGCCGAACCACGATATGGTGACAACAGACGGTAAGGTTGAGGCGGGCGTTATGCTCGATCAGTCGAGCACGATAGCAAAATATCGCATCCCCTTAACGCTATCGGCGACCAAGGCAGAAAGGTCGGACATTCCCGACACGTCTTTGCAGCTTGTCGCCGCGTTTCTTTGTGACGGCAGTGGACGCGCAGAGCGAAAACAGTTCGTTATTTCCGTTTCTCGGCCAAGAAAGGTTGCGACACTTGATGCGATGGAGGCGCACGACAATCGGTCTGTCCGAGTTTGCGCTGGTTCTAAGGCGATAGCCAAAAGCGGCAGGACTATCGAGACGAAGCGGGACAAGGTGCAGTTCGCATATTCGCGCGATCTTCTTTGCGGATTGGTCAATCACAAAAAGGAGCCGAACTGGTCAGCGCTTCTTGAATTAAGTCAGCGCCAAGCTCGTGTGATTGTCGACTCCATGGTCGTATTCGACGGAGCAACCGGTGAAACTTATCGGCGTTTCTATACGAGCAATCCAACGATCGCAGGAGTCTTCGAGCTTTTGGCGGTGGCGGCTGGCTATAGCGTGAGCCCACGGCGAGCAAGAACGTCGGATATCTCATCCCGACCTAATTTCTGCATTTCACTGTCTACCAAACGCGCCGCTCCGGTTCTTGCAAAATCCGATAAAGCGGAGGTCGTTCGCCGCGAAGCAGTCAATCCTTCGGGCGCCGTGTGGTGCGTCACAGTCCCGAGCGGCGTAATTGTCGTGCGACGAAACGGTCTTTCCATGCTGTGTGGGAACTGCGCCGAAGCCGCATCACTGCGCCGCGCTTTCCCCGACGTGCTTGGCAACGAGTATGCGATGGAGGAAATGGAAAACCGCGACCCTTCAAAGATGGGCATTGAGGTCGAGGGCGAATACACCGAAGTCGACCAGGGCGACGGCAAGGCGATCACCTCCAAACCGCGACGCAGCGATTATCAGGCTCGCGAGCGGGGCAGCGCAGCCGCGAAACAGGTGAGCGGGCGCGAGGTGCGCAAGGAGCAGGCGAAAGAGCAGGGGCAGCCCGATCCGCAACCCGAAGAGGTGCACCCGCTCGATACCGACGAAATCCCGAACAAGGAACAGTGGCCGTTTCACATGCGGCTTCTGCGCGAGCGGCTGGCTACGTTCGTTCACACCGCCCAGGTCGATGAATTGCAGCGCGATGAGCAATTTCGAACCGATTGCGCCCCGCCGGCAATTCAAGCCGAAATCCTCGAGATATTCGCAAACCGGGCCGCACACCTCGACGCTGGCGCATCACAGGCCGCCGATGGTAAGGATGACCAGCCAGAGCAAGACAATGGAGGTTCTGACAGTGAAGAAAGCAGTGATTGACGAGCTCCGCGAGAAACGCGGTCTCACGAGAGACGCCGCCGACCAGGCAATTCAGGACGTGTTCGGCGCGGTGTCCAGCGTTCTCGAGCGCGGCGATACCGTGTCGATCCCGGGTTTCGGGACGTTCAAGCGAGACTTTCGCGACACGCGCGAAGCTCGCAACCCCCGCACCGGGGAAACCGTGACGGTCCAGGGCCGCCACGTCATCAAATTCCGGGAGCCTCGCCAGCGCGCACGCTGACCTCTCCCGGCAGCGAAAGGGCCATCGACGCAATGCCGACAATTCGACCAATCCTATTCAGCGGCGCCATGGTGCGCGCGCTGCTCGACGGGCGGAAAACGCAGACGCGCCGCCTCGCTACCTCACCCTGCGCCGCGTGGGAGCCTGGTGATCGGCTCTATGTCCGCGAAGCGTGGCGCACCCACAAAGAGCGCGAGGATCTGAAACCGTCTTGGCTTGAACAAGGCCGGGATCGCATCTGGTTCGAAGCCGATCGCGATAATTGCGACGCCCACGGCAGATTGCGGCCAGGCATCCACATGCCGCGATGGGCCAGCCGTCTCACCCTGATCCTGCGCGACGTGACGGTTTCGCCCTTGCAATCCATCAGCGATTTTGATGCCGAGGCCGAAGGCGTCGAGAAAATCGGATATCCATCAGTGTGGAAGCATTACAGCTGCACCATGCGGGTCTGCGTCTCTCCGCGAGCAAGTTTCGAAACGCTATGGGATAGTCTGCACGGCACCAAGGCCGGGGAACGATGGGCCGACAATCCCGATGTGGTGGCGCTGACTTTCGAGGTCGCGCCTGGCAACGTCGACCAGCTCGGTGAATTCGAATGAGTCCGCGCGAGGCAAAGCTCTACGAGCTGCTTTACTCCCGGCGCGCCGATCCAGTCAGCCCGACGATATCCGACATTTGCCGCGAGCTTGAGAACAAGTCTCGATCGAGCGTGTGGGCGCAGCTGCAAATGCTCGAGAAGGCCGGATATATCTCGATCGATCGGCGCGGTGGTGGTCGGCGGAATATCATTCGGCTCACTTCGAAGCGCCCCCCGGGGTTCGGGCATGTCATGGAAGGTTACATGATCCAGACTCGAAGCGGCGTGCTTCTGGTCAATAGCTTCACGAAGTTGCCGGGCGCGGCTCGCGTGCCCGTTACCCTTACGATCGAGGAGAAAAGGCCATGAACGATCCCAACTCATACCCGCTGTCCTGGCCGATTGGCCGCCCGCGCACTCCGGCGCACAAGCGCAAACGCTCTGCATTCTCCCGCGAGAACGCGCACGCGCTGACCCTAGAGCAAGCACGGCGCCAGCTCGAAGATGAGTTTCATCGCCTCGGCGTGCGCTCATACATACTTTCGACCAACGTAGAGCTTCGCCGCGACGGCCACCCCTATTCGAACCGTCGCGCTCCCGATGACGTTGGGGTAGCTGTCTATTTCGACCTCAATAAGCGCCCGACCGTCCTGGCTTGCGACAAATGGGATCGCATACCGGACAACATTCGGGCGATCGTGAAGCATATCGACGCGCTGCGCGGTCAGGACCGTTGGGGCGTCGGCACGATCGAGCAGGCATTCGCTGGTTACGCCGCTCTGCCGCCGCCGATCGCGGGCCAGCCGCCGGAGCGGCCTTGGCCCGAGGTGCTGGGTGTCACCGATACCTATTTGCAGGAGCAGATGACGGTTGGCGACGTGCGCGCAAGGTATCGCGCGCTCGCCCGTGAAATCGGAACGACAGACGAGGCGGCGCTGCTCGAGCTTAATCTCGCGCGTGATGCCGCGATCGCAGAATTGGAGGGCTGACATGGCCGAGAATACCGAAATCGAATGGGCAGATCACACTTTCAATCCCTGGGAGGGATGCCAGAAGGTCGGGCCTGGCTGCGATCACTGCTATGCCGAGACGCGCAATGCCCGATACAACGGGGGCGAAACGCCGAATTGGGGGCCGGGTGCGCCGCGGCGCCGCACCAGCGCAGCGAATTGGGCCAAGCCCGAACGCTGGCAGCGCGATGCAGCTGCGTTCTATGCCGAGCACGGCCGCAAGCAGCGCGTATTCTGCGCCAGCCTGGCCGACGTGTTCGACAATGCGGTAGATCCGGCGTGGCGCGCGGACCTCTCCGCCCTGATCCGTCGCACTCCTGACCTCGAATGGCTCCTGCTGACCAAGCGTGCCGGGAATGTGCTGAATATGCTGATTGCGATGTTCCCAAGCGATCCGCCGGATAACGTGCGGTGCGGCTTCACGATTGTCACGCAGGACGAATGGAACCGCGATCGCAATAAGATCGCAGCCGTCTCGGTGGCCTGTAAGCTCAAGCCGTTTCTTTCGATGGAGCCGCTGCTCATGCCGGTCGACTTAGGGTGCAATAACGGCAAATGGCCCGCCTGGTATCGCTATATCGGCTGGGTCATCGTCGGCGGCGAGAGTGGGCCAAACGCGCGGCCTATAGATCCGAGCTGGGTTCGAGATATTCGCGATGAGTGCGCGGCAAGCGAGGTGCCGTTTCTCTTCAAGCAGTGGGGCGAATGGATGCCCGAAGAGGATATGCACCCGGTGAAGGCCAAAGCCACGTACCAGCGCGACTTGGCGGCTGGTCGCACATATCGGTTTGTTGGAACGCCCATGCGGCGCGTTGGCAAGAAGGACGCTGGGCGGCTCCTAGATGGCCGCACGCATGACGAGGCTCCGGCGTGAGCTGCTACGTCTCACCGATCCCGGCGAAGATCGTTCCTGATTACCGCCAGCGCCGCGAAGGCGTGCCGGTCCTACGCCGATTGCATCACTACCCCCGTCACGGCGGCGGCGTTTCGCTCTGCGAGCCGCGCCTATGCCGCGAATGCCAGAAGGAAACGAGGTGTCGACATGACTGAAAAAACATCGAGCAAGGAGCTGGCGTCCCTCGCCGGTCGAATTCTCGCCGCGGGCAATCCGCTCGACAACGTGCAGGTATCGGCCGCGATCAAGAATGTCCTCGATCCGCTGCACCGCGATTTCGTTTTCGAGCGCATCAGCGCGGTATTCACGCCGTATTTCGAGAACATGATGACGCTGGCCGGATCGGTGCTTTCGCAGGCAGACGATGACGACGATGAGGAACCCGCCCCGATCGGCGACGTGCGTGTTCTAAACGGCACGATCAACGATGCCGAGGGCGTGCAGCTATATTCGGAATTCTTCGACAGCGCTCTCGTGACATACGGGACCGAAAAGCTCGTGTCGGTGGCTGCGGTGGACCGGATCAACGAATTATCAACCAGAGAGGCGGTTCTCTCGCTGCTCAAGGGGCTTTACCCCAACGGGACCGATTGGGGGCGCCTGGCGCTGGTCACGAACGTCTCGAACCTGACCGACCTCGCGCGGGAGCTGAAAGCCGAGGACATGGTGCGCCAGGACGATGCAACGGTTTTCGCCTCGCTCAAGACGATGGGCGATAAAAGCATCACCGCTATCCCGTGGGTCAGCGCATCGGGGAGGAAATCGTCGTGAGAAAAGCCAGACTGCTCAAGGTGCTCCCGGGCGAGCAGCGCGTCGTCACTATCGCGTCGAGCATCAGCCTGCGCGATATGCGCCGTCTCTGTGGAACTGCGGACATGCTCGCCACGGATTACGGAATGTTCGATGATTATCTGCTCCGCGCGCTCAAGCCCCGCCGGGATCTGCTCGAGGAGCGCAATCTGCCACGCTTCCGCATCGGCGAATACGCGGCACTTGCCGGCGATACGATCCTGTTCGGCGCCAATCGCACCGGCGCGGCGGCGGAATGTCCGCTCACTGCGGCGCAGGTGCTCGAACTGATCGAATATCTGCCCAGCCTGGCGGACCTCGATGCCGATCGGGCCAAGCTATGGTCCGCAGAGGAAGCGATCGAGATTGCCGGGGAGCTTGATGCCGAAGCGTAAGCTCGAGCGGTCGAGCTATCCCCGGATCAACTGTTGCATTCCCGGGTGCCGCCGCGGCACAACGACGTTCGAGCCGGGCACGACAATGATTTGCGGCAAATGCTGGCGGCGCGCACCGAAACGGCTTCGCGATCGCTGGTCGTTCTGGCGGCGCAAGGCGAAGCTCCTGCGCAAGAAAGAAGATGGGCGGTGGGAGGCGTGCGAGGATCGCGCCTACGTCCAGTTCGAACATATCCGAATGCTTCTGACCGGCGAGGGGGAGGATGGAGGGACGTTGCCCGCATTGATGGCCGAGGAGCTGCGAAGGATCGGGCTTCCCTGATCGGCATACGGGGGCGAGCTACCTGACACTCGCCCCCGGCTACATGCAGCTGCGACGGTGGGCCAGGAGTTCTCTGGTCGGCCGCCGCAGTCAGACTATTGCGGAGCAGCCTGCTCGGCGCAACCTCGGATCACCAATCGCCGAACAATAGCCAGGCGAGACCGGCATAGAGCGCGACCGCGATCGGGATGCCGATGTAGATCAACGGGCCGGGCCTGCCGCGCATCAAGCCGCTGTCAGCCGTGTGAGGAGCGCGGATCATACCGGCACGCTGGCGTTGCCGTCGCGGCGGTGCTGCTGCGCCTTGGTCAAAACCATACCGATGCCTGCATCTTCGTCGGCCTTCATAGCGTCGAGGAAAATGGCGAGGTTCTCGGCATAAACATCAATGCTTGGATTGGCGCTTGAACCATCGACGTTGCCGCCCGACACGACGTTATGAAAATAATACTCGACCGTTCCGCCGCGTAATTTCGCCTGCGTCCAACCTGCCTGCATTTGCGAGGCGGTAAGGCCCGTGACCCCGAAACCCGGATAGGTAAAGGCGAGTCCGGCCTCCCCAAACCGAGTGAGCCGCGAACCTTTGAACACCGTGTTCTGAAAAGTCGTGCGGCCCGACACGATGCCTTCTTCGGCCATAATCGCCTGAATGCGGCCAGTGTGGAAAAGCGCCTGATCGTTCGTAAACGACATGCCGTGCACACCCGAAAGCGAAGCATTCAGCGTCAGCGTGACTTGTGTTCCGCTATCGACGCTTTGCACCCGCGCGAATGGTGCAGTCGTGGGCAGACCCTTGCCGACCGCCTTCATGCCCGCTGTGATGCCGGTCGTGCTGGACATCGTAACGACAGCCGATCCGCTCGTTTTCGTGACGCTCGGCACATTGATGCGTGTGCCGCCGACATTGGCTGTCCCGGCTGTGTTCCTGCCCCGAAAGACGCCGTTCGGGTAACAAAGGTGTTTCGGTTCCGGTAGGCCGCGAGCCGCGAACCACGCTTTTTGTGCCTGTAGGTCGGCGCGAAACGCTGCTTCACTCGCGAAATCGGTAATCAATGTGTCGTCGCTGCGCCCGTCAATCTGGAGGTCGTGACCGCGAGCGGCAAGGTCCAATACCTCCGCTTCGGTGATGCGACTAGCTTGGCCGACAAGAGCGGTCGGAACGTAGAACGTCCCCCGCCAACCGCGTTCCTCCAGCATGGTTGCGGCAATGCTATATTGGCCGGGTCGCAGGTCGTCGAAGCCCGGAACGAAAGTCGGGAAGCCACCCGCGCGGGCCACGAGAGAGTCATACAAGACGGTGCCGTTAAAGGGGCTTCCGGTCTGCTGCCCGATCGCACGATAGCCAATTTTCGTCGTCGGAGAGAAAGCCGAAACCGCCGCGTTTTCGGAAACGTGTTGCGCTTCCCAATAGCCGTTGAGCTTGTAATCGTTCACACCGCCTTCGCTGGCACCATCTGAAATCCGCCCATTGAACGGATAGCTGCCATTTTGGCCCAAACGGAGGCTCTCGCCCGAGAACTGATGCAATTCGGGATCGCTGCCCGCGTTCCAATACACTGCCAGCGTTCCAAGAGTGGATGGATCGAACGGCCCCGCGACATCGGCTTTGCTGAACGATCCAGACTGCGTGCCGTCGCTGGTGAGCGCGATAGCCCCGGCACCTTGGACATTCCGTGTCGTATCGAGCGCGATCGTCCCACCGTTCAAGGTTGACGCGCCAGTGGTGGCGTCGAGCGACGCCAAAAGGATCGGGGCGTCCAATACCACCTGCAACGCCGTCGCCTTGGTCAACACGCCGTTCGCATCACGCCCTATCACGACTGGGCGGAACCCCGCATCCGCTGGAGCAAGGTCGTAATTCTGTTCGGTCGCACCGTCTATCTTGGTGTCGACCGGATTGACCCCCACTGTCTGTCGATACCACTGCGGGTCTGTGAGTGTCGTGCTCATGGTGTCATTGACCGATGCGTCAGCCGCAGCGGTGATGAAGTCGCCAAGACGCGCAGCCACATGCGGCGGCACGACACCGGACGCTTTTCTAAACCGCCGCAGCGGGTTGGTTTTTGATCCGAAGATGCGAGCGATCGGATTGAGGGCGGGCATTACGGCGCCAACCGATAGTTCACCTGCCCCGAGGTGAGGGTGATCCGCAGAAAAAGGCGCGCTTTTCCGGTCGTTTCGTAGTGCGCGATTTCGCAGCACGGGCCGCTGAATTTCGCGATCTGCTCGCCCTTTTCGGTCAGCGGCAGCTTCGTCGCGCCCCCGTCGGTTGAGCGCAACAGCTCGACGGTTCCGGTGAATGCTCCCGTCAGTTCAAGCCACAGATATTGATTCTGCGGCGGATCGAACGGCCCCACGGTTCCCGAGGCTGCGGCTTGTCCTGCTAATTCATCCATAACGCTCTCCGTTCGGTGTGCGGAACGGCACATATCACGCCGGCCGCCTGGCTGAAATCGCCGAATGCCGGGGGCGCAGCCACGCGCACCATTTCCGCCGAATTTCGAAATAGCGCAATTTCGCTCTCTCGAGCACGCGGTTTTCGTTCGACCTGTTGTTTTCGGCCATTGAAACTTGAGCGAGCCTCGATTTGCGTGCGGTCCCCAACCGCATCCATCCTGGCCGATCGCTGGGGAGGACCCGCGCCCCTATCGGGCCGGCTCGAGCTGGCCGGGGGCGTGATCGATCTCGGCGGGGCGGGGCGTATGGCCAAGGGGGCAAAGGGCAGGCGCGCGCTGTAGGGGGTTGCGGAAATAGTGCGGCGCGCCTAGATAGGGGGTGCACCGCGATTCGGTGCGGATTGATTGAAAAGGAATTGCCCCATGGCCCTTGCCATCGCTTCCCTCATTTTTTTCGGTTCGATCCTTGCGGGCGTCTATATGCTCGCGAGCATTGCGCTCGAGGATCACAAGCGCGCCCGCCATTATCGCGACGTGATCGCGCCCGCATTTGAAGCACAAGCGCGCGCACGTCGCGCCGCTCGCAACGGGGGGGCAATCTAATGGGCAACCCCCGCCACAATCGAATTCGCGCCCGGCAGATTACGACGCGCCGCAACCCTAGCGCGCGCGGCTTTGTCGTCACCCTGCTAGAGCGCGACATATCGCGCGACGTGCGCGACGAAACTGGCGCGCTTGTGCAATCGTCCTGGACTCCGCTCGAGCGGTTCACGGCTGGCACAAAGCGCAATGCCGACTCGATCCACGCGGCATTGCTCGCACGTTTCACCTATGGCCCGGAGCTCGCACGATGAACGCCCCCCTTTCCTTTGCGCTGATTATTAACGGCGATGACGCCCCTACGCCTGCCCCCCGTTGCGCCGTCGCAGATTGCGCGACGGGTGCGGGCGTCTATCACGTCGCGAGCGGGCGGATATTGCGCCCCGATTATGAGACTTTCCGGGCCGCCCTCCCCTCCCGCTTGCGCCGCTATGTCACCCGGGAGCGTGAGCCGTTCCCTTCCCTATGGTTCGACAAGCGCGCGCGGTTCGAGCATGGCCGCACCGCTCCCGCCCTGCCCTATTTCACAATTCGCAACGCGCGCGGCGATTACGTCGCCACGGTTTATGCGGCGCTTGTGGAGGGGGAGGCGTGATGGCCGCCCTTGCCGCCCTCGCACCGCTGGCCCTCGCCATAGGTGCGGCCATTGCCCTTGCCCCCGTTCCCGCTCAATTCGTGCGCGCATGGCGCACCCTCAATCGGAAAGGCTAACCCCATGATCTTTGCCAACCCCTCGCACGCCCTCGCCCACCATGTCACCGGGGCAATCGCCCGGGGGCAGGGAGTCCCTATCGTGGAGCAACCCGCCACGCCTGCCCCTGCCCCCTGCCCTTGCCAGCGGTGCACCGAACCGGCGGGCCCCTTTGTGGGGGGCGAGCGCTCGAGCCGTTACCTCGCCCGGCACAAGGCCGCCAACCCGCACAACCTTGGCCGCGTGCAAGGCTGGCCGCCCCTTCACGGGTTCGAGCTATCGCGCCGCGATGCAGAGGCGCAAGGCCGGGCCGCTCCCCGTGGCGAGACGTGCCCTCCGCACATAGCGCGCCCGGGTTCCGCGTGGGCGTCATGGTGGGCGCATGGGAACGGCCCCGCGCGCTATGTCGACGGGGGGGCCGCGTGATGGCTTGGCAAATAGACGCCCGCGCTTGCTGGCAGGGTGACGCCCGCGCTTGCGCCCACCTTGCCCACCTATGCGCCACGCTATGGGGCGGAAGCTTTGCTCGCACGCGGCGCGAAATTAGGTGGAGGCGCGCGCCCCTAATCGCCGCGCTCCGCATAGGTCGCGCCGTGATCGAACGGGGGGCCTATACGCCCCGCGCACTTTAACCGGGCGGCGGCGGGCCCGTCCCGCCGTCCCTGTAACGGCTTGGCCAGCTCGAGCCGTTACAGGGGCAACCCCGCCCCGATTGATTGAAAGGTTTACCCTATGTCCTACTCCAGCGCCGCCGCCTTTTATCGTGCCTGCCCGGGCAAGCGCGTTGCGCGCGTCATCACTGGCCAGCCCGTCTTAGACGATTGGGAGGCGGCCCGCTTTAACGTGCTCGAGCAGCTCCGCGCGCAATCTTGCCCTGCCGATAAGATCACGGATGACGCCAAGGGCCTTTCATGGCCCGGCGGGTTCCTTTTGAAGCCCCGGCAATATCGCCGGGAGGTGGGCGCGCTCGAAATACGCTCGAACGATATGCTTTTTTCTAATCCCGACATGCGCGACGGCCAGCCTATCACGGGTGACAAGCGCGGCTCCCGGATTGAGGATAACCGCCTAGTGCGCGACCTCCCGAACGGCGCGCGCGTCTCGTTTGAGATCCTGCCCGATTGACGGCACGCGGGGGCGCGTCTCGCGTCCCCCGTCCCCCTAGCGGCTTGCCAGCCGTTCGAGCCGCTAGGGGGGCGCTATTGCCCCGGATTGATTGAAAGGCCTATGCCATGACGAATTCCTGCCCGCGCGAGCGATCGCGCACCGTTGAAGCCCGCACCGCGACAATCGAGCGCCGGAACGCCCGCCGGGGCAAGCGCGCCCGCAAGTTTCTTGCCTTCGCAATGCCGCGCGCGCTGGAGCTGGCATAATGGGCGCGCCTATCGTCACCGCCCCGCCCGTCTATTCGCTCGAGACCGTGGAGACCGCGCTTTGCCTATGGGAGGCCGCGCTAGAGGCGCGCGATACGCCGCTAGGGCGCGCCCTATTCGAGCGGGAAGGGACGTGCGCGGCGCGCTCCGCCGTTATCGGGTGGGCGGAGCAATGCGACTCCGATTACGCGGCTTGCTATGGGGCCGGGCAAGCGCTCGAGCCGTTCGATTGGGAGCACTGCCCCGCTTGGCTGGCCATGCGCCTTGCAATCGAATTTCCCGAGACGTGGGCCGCTATGGCCCGGGGGGACGTGTAATGGCCGCCACAATCGAAAAGCGCCGCACCGTGCACGGCGGCCCCGATAGCGCCCTATCGGTGGAGGTCTCCCCCGTCCGTAAATGTGCCGACGGGTTCGAGACGTGCGCGCATGAACCGGAAAGCGCGACGCGATTCGGCGTTTATATTCGCAATCCGCTTGCGCTTCACGTTCGCGATTTCGTGACGCCATCACGGAACGGTAACGCCACCTCGCAACGGCTCCAGCTGGATCGCTTGCAAGCCTATGGCGAGGCCATCACATTCGCGAGCGCGCTTGCAGATCATTTAGGGTGCGGCGTCCATGTGCCCGGGGGGTTCGCATGACGCCCCGGGAGCTATGGCGGGACACCTACCGGGCGGCGCGCGGGGGCGGGTTTGTCTCGCGGGCCGATTGGCCAGCCGTGCACGCCCTTGCCCTTGAATGGGCAGGCCATACGCCCCGGGCACGGTTCCGGGCCGCACGGGTGACGACGGCGGCGCAATATGCGCTCGAGCGCTTCCCGGATGGCCGCACGACGCTTGCAAGCGCGGTCTTGAACGGGTGGGGAAGCAAAAACCCTTGGGGGCCGCGCCGGGGCCGCCGTTCCGATACCTCCCCGAGATCGCACGGGGCGCGCATTGCCAGCCGTGCGCGGGCCTTGCGTGAACGGCTCGAGCGGCGCGGCGTGCTCGAATGTGACGCGGGCGGCTGGGTTCGCGAGGTGCGCGGCGCTCCCGGCTATGGCTGGCACTATACTTGAACGGGCGGCGGCGGGTTGCGTCCCGCCGTCCCTCCAACCCCTTGCCAGCCGTGCGAGGGGTTCGAGGGGCGACCCTGCCCTAGATTGAAAGGACTCGAATTATGAACGCTCAAACGACGATCACGCCCGCGAACGATTGCCACGACGGCGCGCCCGCTATCGGGACGCCTGCCAACCCGCCCGGCGGCGGTGCGACGGCCTATGTAGTGGCGGTGGAACGCGAGACGGCGGAGACCTTCACGATTGGTGCGGGCATGGCGCGCAACCGGTTCCGCGTCACTTTCGCACGCGGTGACGGCTATGTAAGCTCCCCGCTTTCCGAGCATATCGCGGCCCCCATGATCGCGAGGGCGCGCGGCGTTGCGCCTATCAGCTCGAGCGAAGCGGCGGAGCTATTCGAGACGGCGAAGCGGTTACAGGCGGAGCAGCGCGCGGCGGCGCGTGCGGAGCAGGCGCGGAGCGAAGCCAGCCGGGACTCCTCCCGGGAGCTTGTCGCGCGGTTGCGCCCGGCATGGGCCAAGGCCGCTATTGTGGCCGAGCTTGTCGTAGATCAGTCGGACTCGATGACGGACTATTGGGGATCGACGCGCTCGCGCACGGTTGTCCTCGCATGGTCGCGCCATACTCGCGATCTATTCCCGGAGCTTCGCGCGGCGGCGGCTCTATTGCCCGAGACGGCGGAGCTTCAAGGCGCGCCGGAAAGCGCGGAGCACCGCGAAAAGTATTCGATGGGCGGCGGGTATTATCTGAAAGCCGGTTCGCGGCATTCGGACGGCTGGAAGGTCTCGAAGGATAGTTACACGGTCGCGACGGGCCGCGACGGGCTGGAATTCACCGAGGCGGCGCGCGCCGGGTTCGACGTGAAGCAAGCCGCACGGCTGGCCAGCTCTGCCCCGCGTGCACCGCGCGCCACGCCCGCGCCGGGATCGGAAAGCGCCACGGCGTGCGGGTTCGAGGTGTCCGAGCATATCCACACAAAGAAAGGCTTTCGCATGTGGATTGCGACGGCAAGCGAACGGGTGGCGCGCGACGTATTCGAGGCGCAACGCGACGCGGCAAAGGCCTTGGGCGGTTGGTATTCGCGCCCGTGGGGCAAGACGCCCGGGGGCTTCGCCTTCAAGGATCACGACGCGGCTTTGCAATTCGTGATCGAGCAGGGCAGCGGCGATGCGCCGGAGCCGGGCCCGGGCAAGGGTTCGAGCGATACGACGGCACCGGCGCGCACCGGCGTCGCTGATAAGCTCCGGGAGCTGGCCGACGGCATGGCCGACGCGGTGGCCGATTGCTTCCGCCCTCGCGACACGAACACGCCAAAGAAAGCCCGGCAGGCCGCCGAGAAGCGGAACGACGGAGTCGAGCTTGAACGGGCACAAGCGATCATGCGGGCGCTGGCTGATGCGCACGACGCGGGGACCGTTCCGGCGTGCCTGGCAGGCGTGACGACGAAAAAGGCGGCGCTCGAGCTGGCCAAGGAGGAATGCGACCGGAGCCGGGCCGGGTATTACGACGCGGGAATTCTGACCGGGCGGCCCTATCCGTGGGCCGATATCGGCAAGCATGACGTGGCGGAGCGCGCCGCAGCGGCGTGGGCGTTGATTGCCAAGGGTGGCGACGCTGGCCCGGATCGGGCCGCCGAGCTCGCACTTGCGCAAAAGCTCGAGGCTCTCCGGTTCGCGAAGATCCCGGGTTATTTCCCCACCCCCGCCCCTATCGTGGCGCGCATGATCGAGGCCGCCGGGATCGAGGCTGGCCAGCGGGTGCTAGAGCCAAGCGCCGGGAGCGGGGCAATCGCTGACGCGGTGCGCGACGCCGGGGCCAAGGTCGAATGCGTGGAGGCGTGGAATTCGCTTGCCGAGGTGCTCGAGGCAAAGGGCCATCGCGTCACGCACGGCGATTTCATGGGCCAGCCGGTCGAGGGTGCGAGCTTTGACGCGGTGCTGATGAATCCGCCCTTCGAGAAGGCGCAGGACGTGGCGCACGTTCGCCACGCGCTTAAATTCGTGAAGCCCGGCGGCGTGCTGGTGGCGATCATGGGCGCGGGCGTCACGTTCCGAAAAGATCGGGCATATGCCGAATTCCGCGAACTGGTGGACGATATGGGCGGCGATCTTGTCGAGCTTCCCGCCGGGGCGTTCAAGGAAAGCGGCACCGGCGTTGCGAGCGTGATGGTGACGCTTCACCCGTAAGCGCATGGCCCGGCGCGGATTGGCCAGCCGCGCCGGGATCGAACCGGCCACGATTGACACGAAAGGACTCTAGATATGCAGTTTTCAACCTCCCGCCCCCTCGCTCTCGTGATGAATACGGGCGACGCCTTCGAGGGGCCGCGCTTTGTCCTGCCCGCCGGTTCCAAGGTCGCGCTTGTGCGCGGGATCGAGGGCGGCACGGTCGACGGTTACGCCGTGGGCGATGAAACCCAGCTCGCGGAGCTGACCGGCAACCCGCACGACGCGGCGCACCGCTGGACTCGGGTTCCCGCGAACGCCGTTAAATGCCGCGACGCGAACGGCAACGGGCAGCAGCTCGAGGGGATCATTGCAGCCGAGGCGGCCAAGGCCCGGCACGCGGCGGAGCGCGCGGGGCACGTCTGGCAGGCGTTCACCGTCACGCTTCGCAGCGGCGCGATTTACTATTGGCAGGGGTATGGCCCTTATGGCGAGCGCACCGAGGCGCTCGCGATCAAGGCGGCGGAGGCACTCGAGGGCGGGCGAATGCTCGAAGGCGTGGGGCCGTGGAGCATCGGGGCCTATCCCATGGCGTCAACCGACGTGGCGCTGATATCGCAGGGGCCGGGTATCTGGCCCGTTGCGCACCCTATCACGGGAAAGGCGGTGCAATCGTGAGCGTTCAGCTACGCCCAGACGAGGCGCTAGAGGCGCTGCAAGCCGTGGATGCGGAAAGCGCGGCGCGGTGGGAGGCGCTCTTGTGCGCCGCCACGAGCGCAATCGGCGCGGAGCTGGCCCGGCATCACGATTGCATAGCAGGCGAGGCGACCATGCAGGCGGGCTTCGGCGGGCTTTGCGTGCCGATGAATCCGGCCCGGCCCGGCCAGCCGTTCCCGGATGATTGGGAGCACCTTGACGACGGCGGGCGCGCCGAATGGGAGGCCGAGGCCGAGCGGCTCGAACGCGAAGCCGAGGAAGGCCCGGCAAAGCATGACGGCACGGTCAACGGCTGGCGGCTTGTCCTGCAATCCGGGCGCGCCTGCTATTGGTTCAAGGCGGGCGTTTATGTCGCGCTCCGCCCAGGCCAGGAACCGAGCGACGGCATGGGCGGCTGGACGCGCCTGGACTCGCTGATGAAAGCCAAGGGCGAGGCCGCCGATTTCATCGCCCTGCAATGCAACGCTAATGGCCACCTCAAAGGCCATGGCGAAGCCTGACACCTCCACCCCCGATTGATCGAAACGAAAGGAAACGACACCATGACGACACAGACAGCACTATTCCGCACCGGCCATGGCTATGAGCGAAGCGAGGAAGGCCCCTGCAACGCCTTCGACGGTCTCGAAATTGTGGCCAACCCCCTTGGCGGGTTTAGCGCGGCGGAGCGGGAGCGGCGCGGGTTCGATCGGGCCGACGGCTCGCCCGGAGTGACCTACGGCTCGCACGCGCTCTATCTCTTGCGAAGCGCTGGCGATGCGCACCCGGCCCGGCGGGAGTATTTCGTGGCGGTCCATAACGGATCGGGGCGGCAAGTCTGGCGGCTCCCGGCCTGTTACGGCACGCTTGCCGAGACGGTCGACGCGCTGGCGGCCATGCCGGAGCGGGCGCTTTATTCGCTCCTCTGGGGCATTGTCGAGGCGCTGGATAACACCCGGCGCGCGGCGCGTGACGACACCCGGGCAGAATGGATCAGGGCGACGGTGCAAAAGCGCGTGAAGGTATCGCGCCAGCCGTCAAAGGGCCGCGCCTTTGCGTGGATCGAGCCGGAGCGGCGCGAGGGCGAGACCGAGGAGCAGCACAAGGTCCGTTGCATATTCGCGAAGCCGCCGGGCGTGAAATAGCGTGCAACTGGGTTGCGCACATAGCGCGCCCCGCTTATATGGCCAGAGCGGGCAAGGCCAGAATGCCCGCGCAGATTGATCGAAACGAAAGGATTTACCCCATGCTTATGCAATTCGACGCCGCCACCCGAGTCGGGGCCGTCGCCCTCGCCGCCCTTCGCATGTTTCAAGAAAGCGCCTATGAGGCGCGCCAGCCCTATGCCGATATTCTCGACGCGGGCGGCCTGCACAAAAAGGCCCTTTCCAATACCGCATCAGCCGTGGACGCGATCTGCGAAGCGTTCGCCCATAGCGGCGCGCTGGTGATCGACACCGAGGCGGCGGCCAAGGGCACCCGGGCGCTTTATCCCGACGAAACCGCGGGCGGCCAGCCGGTCCCCGGCCCCTCGCCGCGCGAGACGGCCATGCTCGCCGCTATCAATGAGCTTCTTTGCAATCGTGACCACCTAGAGCTGCATCGCGATGATCGCGCCATGCTGGCCGAGGCCGCCGGGATCGAGGACCCGCAGGCCAAGGCCTGGCGCGTCAGGCTGACCGCCGAGGGCATCGATGTAACGGCGCATGACGAGGAGGCCGCGCGCCGCCACGCTCTGGCCGACGCGCGCGAATTCATGGCGCAAAACACCGTCACGCTAGGCGATATCGAGCCGGGCGACGCGAGTGACGCAGAGGACGACGTAGGAATCGAGGTCGAATGTATGCGGGGCGATCACACCGATTTCACGTTTGCCGCGACCTATACCGTGACCGTGCTTTGCCCCGAGGAGGAGGCCGAGGAAGCCGCCCGCGAGATCCTCGCGGAAGGAGGGGAATTCTGATGGCCAGTTTCCTTTTCGATTTCACCCTCAACGCCACGGCCCGGGTGGAGGCTGACACCGAGGAGCAGGCCCGCGCCGCGATCATGGCGGAGCTGGAATGCTATGGGCCAGTGGCGACGATTACGGCGCGCGACGGCACCATGCTCGAGCTTTCCGAGATTTCACCCGCGAAAGGCCCCGAGGCGCTGGAGCTTGTCGAGGTCGACGGCGAGGTCCCGGAGCCTGCGCGCACCTTTGCCCACCACCCCGAGGCCTGCCCTTCCAAGCACTGGAACGGCGGCGACGATATCTGCGCCGATTGCGGAGCGGATCTGAATTGAAGGCGCGCGGGCTTCGGCCCGCCGCCCCCGCAAGGGCTTGGCCAGCCGGTCGAGCCTTTCCGGGGGCGCTATTGCCCCGAACGATTGAAAGGAAACGATTACCATGATGAACACCACCACCGCCGCCCTTCGCGCCGCTGTAACCGCCCTGACCCTTGGCACCGCTGGCCGTGCCGCCATTGTCCACCCGCGCAGCACTATCCCCTTGCTGCAATGCGTCTTGCTCTGCGCGTCGGACGCGGGCGCGCCTGTCATCGAAGGGTGCAGCCTTGACCTTTCCGCTTCCACCACCCTGCCCGGCACCGCGTCGCGCGGCTTCCGCGTCGCTGTCGACGGTCGCGCGCTCAAGGCCGCTGTCGCCAAGCTCAAGGCCAAGGAGGTCGAGCTGACCGATCTGGGCGGCTCGATCACGTTGCGCAGCGCGGACGGCACCGGCCCCACGGTCAAGCTCGCCACGAATAGCGAGGCGCACGATTACCCGCGCGTTTCGCCCACCGCCCCGGCAGGCGTCGCGCTGTCGTTCCCGGTCGAGCAATTCGCAACCGATCTGGGCCGCCTGATGACGGCTATGTCGAAAGAGGAAACCCGGTATTACCTCAACGGCGTATTCATGCACCGCACCGGCGACGGGCAGCTGGCCATGGCCACGACCGACGGCCACCGCCTTGTGAGGGTCTCGCGCCCCGCGCCTGCCGGAACCGAGACGGTTGCGGACACGATCATTCCCGCCGAGGCCGTGGCGCTCTTGTCGCGCGTCACGAAAAAGGGCGAGGGGGACGTGGCGCTCACATTCCACGGCGTGCGCCTGGCCATCGAAGCGAACGGCTGGCGCATCGTCACAAAGACTGTGGATGGCACGTTCCCGGATTACACCCGCGTGATCCCTTGCCACAATGAGCACCGCGTCACGGTCGACACCGCCGCGCTGGCGCAGGACGTGGAAGCGCTGACCGCGCACCAGACCGGCAGGCACCGCAATTTCACGCTTTCGGCTGGCGACGGCTGGGCCACGGGCTGGGCCGTCGACGTGGATGCAGGGAGCGCCGGGGCCGTGCTCGAGAGTGCCGAAGGCACCACCACCGGGGCCGAGACGTTCGCGAGCTTCAACGCGGCCTATTTCACCGCGTCGCTCGGCCTGGTCAAAGGCAAGGCCACGATTGCCATGCAGGATTACGGCGCGCCGGTGCGGTTCGAGTATGTCGACGCCCCGGAGCTGACCGCCGTGCTTATGCCGATGCGCAACGCTGATCGCGCTTACACCCGGGACGACGTGGCGCGCCTCAATATGACGGCGGTGGAACGGTTCGAGGATCGCGCCCCCGGCCTGGTGGGCGTCGAGCTGGCTTCGATGCGCGCGGATCTGCGCCGTCTCACCGTCGCAGCGATCGAGGAAAAGGCACGCGACGCGGTGCGCGACGGGGCCGATGCGGTCGAGGCACGGCGCGGGGCTCGGCTGGCCATCCTCGCCCGGCTCGAAGCTATGGCAGGCGAGCCGGGCCGGGCCACGGCGCAGCTCGAGCACCAGCCGCGCGGCGAATTCGCGGGCAATTTCGCAGGCTGGGCCGCGTGGTGCGACGATATGACCCGCTTCTGGCGCTTCCATGCCAGCGAAGCGCGCGCCGCTGTCATGGAAGCCGCCGCCCCTGTCATGGATGGCAACGCCGCTATCATGGAAGCCATGCAACGCCGTGAGCGCCGCCTGCGCATGGTGCTCGAGGGCCGCAAGGCGCAGCTCGCCGCCGTGGGCCAGGCTCTCGCCCGGTCGCAGGATCGAAACGCCGTGCTGCAGCGCCGCGTAGCCAGCGCGGGCAGCTCCTCGCTCGCCGCCGCTATCGCCGACACCCTCGCCTTGCAGAACGCGGCCTGACCCCATCCCCCGGGGCGGCACAGTGTCGCCCCGGGCCAACATAGGAAACGACATGCTCCCGCACATTTTCCCACCGCTCGAATGCCTGCCCGAAGATCGCGCTACGCTCGCAAAGTCGATGATCGACAAAGGCATTGAAACCAGCGCGGCACACGAAACCGCTGACCTTGCGCTTCACGCTGCGACCGAGGCCATGAAAACGCTCGAAACTGTCGCGGCGCGTGGGTCGGACTGCGGCGTCCAATTTCAAGCCGTCGATATCGCCATGCAAATCCTACGGGCCGACCTTCACCGGAAGGATGAAATGCTGCGCAAGGCGGCCCGCAATTTCGGGTTTTCACCGATTGAAGCCAACCTCACTCTGAAAGGCGATTAACATGACCACCACCCCCGACCTCACCAATGCCCGGCGCATCGCGTTCGCCGATACCTCCCACCTTGGCCGCCCCCGGTGGACCGAGCTGGCTGTGCATCACGTCCCGCAGGCCAGCGACGGCAAGTGCTGGGTGGCCGAGAATGTGGGACGCTCGAGCGTCGCGGGCGAAGAGACGCGCCGCGTGTTCCTCGCCACGTTCGGGCTCGAACGCGCGCTCGAGCTCTTCGATGATTCCGCTATCGGGATCGCGGTCAAAGCCCAGGCGCGGGATTACGCCGAGACGCAGCTCGGGGCCCATGGCCACCCTGCCAGCCGTGAGCGTGCCGCTGTGCCGGGCGAGGCGCTCGAGAGCGACCAAGAGGCGCTGCGCTGGCTCTTCCCCTCCGAAATGCCGCGCTCCCACATGGCGCGGGCTCTGGGGATCGGTGAGAGCACGTTGCGTAAGCAGCTCGGCGGGACCGGCGTTCGCGTCGGGCTGCGCCACCTCCTGCCGTTCGTGGATCGCGACGCCTTTCTCGCCAGCGTGACGGAACAGGCCGATGCTTAAACTATCGGAACGCCAGCGCGGCAAGCTCCTGGTGATCGAGGGCGACATGGCGGGTGCGGTGTCGCGCAACGGCGCGGCGGCGAAGCGCGGCAAGTTTCGTCGCGAACCGGTCGGGCACGTCGCTGCACCGGAGCGCACGCTCTATGCCTTGGAACGGCGCGGCCTTGTCGCAAAGGCACCTCTGCCGGATAGCGCCACGGCTCTGCTGTGGACCCTCACTCCGGAAGGAAAGGAATCTCTCGATGCCAACCGCGAACAATGAACCGCCGTGGCGCGCAGCGCGGAACAAGGCCAAGCCGCACGAATGGCTGGTCGAGCGCACCGTGTTCGATGCCGACGGGAAACCGATGCGCGAGGTCGCGCGCCACACCAGAGAGAACGGCGAGGCCCAGCCGCACACGTTCTGCAGCGAGGATGACGCCTGGGCCATGTGCGACCAGCTCAACCCCCGCCCCGGTGAGACGCACACACGCCCGCTGACCATGACCGAGCTGCATTGGCTTCGCCGCGTGGGCCAAGCTCCGGAGGGCACCATGCAGCCCGAAACCACCACCGCCCTGCTCTCGCTCGAGGCGCGCGGGCTGGTTTACTCACGCGCCGAGCATGACCGGCCCGGCTTCGACCGGTGGACCCTTACCGACGCGGGGAAGCAACACCTCGCCGATCGCGAAACGAAACGAAAGGATTGAATGATGGGATTTGACTTTGGATATATCGCCCGCCGGGTGTGCGACGCTCTCGCCGGCACCCTGCCCCCGCCCCAGCCCGTGCGGCTGATCGATGGCGGCCCGAATGCGCCGGAGCTGGCGCAACGCCCCAAGGATATCGACCGGACCGCAGGCCTGCCAGCCGATCAAGGCCCGTGGGACGCAGAAGTGAAGATCGACGGCATTCGATGCCTGTTCGCCGACAATCTGCTTTTCACGCTGCAAGGCCAGCCGATGAATTGCGCCAGGCATTGCGTCGAGGGGCTGATGCAGCTCGAGCGGCGCTATGGCGAGCCGATGTTCTTCGATGGCGAGTATGTCGAGGAGGAGGGGTTCGAGGCGACCAACACGGCCTTCAAGAAGGGCGAAGGCATGGGTGTGCTCTGGCTGTTCGATGCGATGCCGCTGCGGGAATGGAAGGCCAACGCCTGCACGACGCCCCGCTGGCAGCGCAAGGCCGCGCTGATCGAAAACGTGCAGGCGGTGGGGTCGCGCTGGGTCGGCGCGCTCGATGACTTCCCGATCGATAGCGTCGCGGATCTGCACACCCTGTTCATGCGCATTCAGGCGCACGGCCACGAGGGGCTTGTCTGCAAGCGCCAGGACTCGATCTACGACCGGGCGCGCAATGGCGATTGGCTGCGCATGAAACCAGACGACACCACCGACATGCTTCTGGTGGATATCGAGGGCACCGACAAGGGCGGCGCGAAGCGGCTGGTGCTGCGCGATCCCTCCGGCCCGGTGATCCTGACCACGGGCTTCGCGTCGGTGCGGCATGTGCTCTGGGTCAATCGCGATCTGTTTCTGGGTCAGGACGACCAGGGCGGCGTGATGGTCGAGGTGCGCCACAATGGCCGCACGGCGAAGGGCAAGCCGCGTCACGCGCGTTTCTCGAAGCTCCGGGAGGACAAGGCCGCGCCGGGCGCCTTCGAGCAGGAGCGCAGCGCGTGAGCCGCTCGAAGGCGTCGCGAGCCGGATCGCTGATCGCTACGGCCTGGGCGACGTGGGCCGTCGGGCTGATCCTGACCCTGGGCGTGCTTGTGTTCGGCCTCGATGCGCTGATCTGGTGCCTCGAGGCGCTGCAACCGCTCTCCAATATGTGAAACGAAAGGCCATAACCATGACAGACAACACCAAATACGAAGTGACGCAGGCGGATATTGAAACCGCTGCTGTTCGCTGGTGCGGCGATAAAGAGCGCGAGACGTTCCCGGAGGACATAGACTACTTCAAGCAGAACTGGCGCGCCCTTCCCGGATTGCGAAAATATGTCGAGGAAGCCGCCCGCCACCGCCTCACCAGCCAACCCGCAAGGAGCGATCAGGAACCGGTTGCGTTCCCGCTTATGAACGCGGCATTTCGGACGACGCAGGCTGGCCCCAGCGGCTACACGATGACGTTCAAATTCCCGGACATTGATGCACTTCACGCCGCCGACGACGAATGGAGAGCAGCGCGCGATGCTTCCACCCCCACCGCTCCCCAGCCCGACCGAGAGAGTGTGCTGCCCGATCACGCGAAGCGATACCTCGCCTATATGTGCGCCTACTTTCGCGGCTACGTGAACCAAGGCGGCGTCAGTCTGCAAAGCGAAGCCGCGAACGACAGCATCGCGGAAATCATGGAACTGCTGCCCGACGAATATCACGACGCGGATTATCACATTCCGGCGTTCGGGGCAGACGAAGGGCCGTGGCGCTGCTTCCACTGCAATGCGCTATTCGAGGATCGCGAGGCCGCGCATTTCCATTTTGGTGAAAGCGAGGACGAAATTGCCGCGTGCTTGTTGGAGCGAGGGATCACCCACCCCACCACCGATACGCAGAGCGATGCGGTGCGGGAGGCTGTGCTTGCCGAGCGAGAGCGGTGCGCGAAGATCGCAGAGAATCGCATCGCGAATGCACCCGACGACAGTCGGCAGTCCGACGCGCAGGGAAGCACAACGCCGACCGACGATTGGCGCTACGGCTATCGCTGCGGGATTGAAGGTCGCACGCCGATTGTCATGAACATGCCGGAGAGCGCGAGGCAGGATATTCGCGACGGTCACGGTGCCGCCCTGGTCGACCTCGCAGACGCCAACCCGACGAAGCCCTGCCCGAAGCACGGCAATGTCGCCTGCTCGGAGTGCCACGTATGAGCCGCGATATCGTCAACATTCCGGCGCGGCGCTTCGGCAAAACTGCGCTGTATTCCTACCCCATGCTCCCCGATCTCGGCACCAAGCGACGGCGCACGATCGCGCGGCTGTGGAACGCCACAGATCCACGCAAGCGCAAGCGGGCGCGCCGACTGATGCGGATCGAAAGTAAAGAGCGCAGGCACCAATTCATCGTCGCTGCGCAGAGCATGGCAGAAGCCATCCAGCGCTTCGGCGTGCAGGCCCGATCGCTTGAGCGATCGATGGAGGAGTTTCGCGCGGTTATGAACCGGCGGATTGCCAAGACCTACCAAGTCCCGCGTTACTTGCTCGAAGGTCAGCCGAAATGATGCACTGCCAATGCTGCGGGCGGGCGCGAGGCGTAAAGGCCGATGGCACCGTTCCCATGCACCATTACCGCAATGCCCCGTGCGAGGGCGCTGGCTTCCCGCCGATCGAGCAGGACGACGCGCGCCTAGCCGAGCTGGTCGAGGCGAGCGTGGAAACGGCGGCCGAGCACAAGCGCCTGAAACGGCGCTTGCAGCGGCATCGCAGCTGGCCCGAACGGTTCCGTCGCGAAATGGAGCGAGACGGATACGGCCAGCCCCCGCCCGAATATCTCTGGTCGCGCAAATGACTTGGCGGGCGCCCACACCGAAGCGCGAGGAGCCGTTCGAGCCATGGAAGCCGGAGTTCTGCGAGCACCCGGGATGCGATGCGCGTCACCCACCCTACAGTCGAAATGGTAGGGGCGGCCCCTGGCTATGCCCCGATCACTATCACGCCGCGGAACGCGCGACACAGGAGCGGTCCCAGCCGCCCCGCCTCCTGTAAATTGAAACGGCATATCGAAGGAGAAAGACTGATGCTTGGCCATGGCCTTAAATACCGCAATCCGTTCCGCCAGCCCGTTCGCAAACCGAAGGGCGCGGCTTCTGGCCGCTGGGTTTGGTGCTGGCTTCCGCGCCGCACGAGCAAAGGCTGGAAGGCATGTTGCTGGCTATGGAAGCCAGATTGCCACCCCAACGGGGCGATCACCTGA